TCATGTTTCGTCATTTCTGGGCCTGTGTACCTTTTCCACCGCAACATCCAGAGCTAACGCAATCTGATATATAGCATTTCGTCTTAACTTCTTGTATTTACCGGGGCTGATAGGCGGTTTGAAGCAGAAGGTATAGACCTGATAATCGAACACATAAGGGCTCTTCATGTATCTTTCTTCAATGAGCAGCTTTTCCATGGGGTGTAGCCGGTTCACTACCCGGTCAACCTTCCTGCAGTAATCCTGCCGCTGCTTCTTTATGTCAATGTTATAGGCCGCGATATCCCCGGTCTGATCACTGGTGGTGCCTGTGTTACCCCGCGGAGTGTCTGATATTGACGATGTAGTGCTGGCCTCTCGCTCTTCGGGGTCTGTCGTCATAAATATCCGGTATTTCTCCAGCGCGGCTTCTACTGCCTCTTTGGTTCTTTTGCCGTCCAATTCCGGGAGGTCCGGATTGTCTGGAGGGTATTTCCGCATGTGTTTCACCTCGGGTTAAGAGTTCCCCGGCCGGAGCCGGGGAGTAAGTATTACTTAGAACGGCAGATCATCATCAGGGATCGTCGGACCGCCCTCACCGCTTTGACCCTCGCCTTCGTAATCCTCCAGCTTTGTCTGGTTCGGATCATCCAGATCAATGGAGCCATCAGCGTTCCGCTTCACCTGCAGGCCGTTACCCGGTGGTTTTGGATCCTCGCCGCCCTGCTGCTTACCACCAGCGCCGATAACATCTTCAATCGTTACCTGATCAGGGTTGACCTCTTTGATAGCAGCTGCCAAACGCTTTACGTCCTGCGTGGTGGTTCCGTGGCGCTTAATGACTTCCACAAAGGCTTCAATGTCAGGCGGGACTGTCTTCAGCAGCGGACGGCCATCTACAGCCTCCAGGGTGTTGCCGTCCTTATCTGACTTGGTGTCGAGAGCAAAGAGGGCATTATCCAGTACATAGCGCTGCTGAGGTTCACTCATCTTGACCCACATGTCTGCATTGAGATACAGGATAGCATCCTTGTCCCATGTGCTGCGCAGGTCCTCGCCCAGCACCTTGATTTTTCCGAACTGCTCCTTACCTTTGGACTTCCATCCGCCATGTTTCATCAGGATTAAGAAGGATGTATCTTCAAAGTAGTGGTGATGCTTACGGATCATATCGTTCAGCAAGTCATATGTTTCCTCAGTTGCTTCCCTGTGGAATTTCGGTGCCTTGATAGCCTTTGCCATTTATAATTGCTCCCCTCGGAATATAATTTGGAATAAATCCTGTTGCTTTTACTGCTCTTATATAATCAAATTCCACAATGTTTCTTCTTTAAAACAAATTGATGATGCAGGCTTCGATTCCGGTCGGGTAGACAATGACGGGCATTGGGCCTTCTTTGTGATCCTGGGTAAGTTGCAATATGGCGATGGGCATTTTTGCGTTGGTGTGATCTGAATTGTTTATAGTGGCGAGTGTTCCTCCCCAACTGGTCACGCCAGCGGTCAAACGGGTATTTCAGATATCCTTGCTCGTTAGGCCGCCAGCTGCGGTACTCAGTCCGCAGGCTCGCGGCAAACTCCGCGAATTCCTGCAGGCTTTTACTCAGTTCCTGAGCATAACCGATTAGAGGCTGCAGCAGACTGGACAGGTATTCTCCCACAATCAACATTCCCTGCCGGAGCTCGGCTACCGGATCGCGTGGTTCCGGCTGGGCCATTTGCTGATCAAAACCCATTATCATATACTTCCGTGCCAAGGACATCGTCGTTGGGTCGCCCTGCAGAACTGCCGCCATATAGAGCTGACCTGTAAGGCTCTTTGCGTAGTCGTCTATATCCATGCCGTGTGTTTCTTCCCGATCAGGCAGGGCAGCGGACCATTCTTCCAGTTCTTTAATGCGCTGCTTCCATTCCTGCACGGTCGCGTTATCGATGGGTGGCGGCCATTGGTCGTTGCTCATGATTCCTTAGCTCCTTCCCCAGTTACCATGTATGGCTTCTCACAAGGTACACACAGTCTGATGTCAGTCCTGGTTGGATGATCTATCGTGTTATTGCTGCCGCAGTCCGGACAAGGCGGATGTGCTTCTATAAGGCGGCCCAGCAGCTCATACACCACTGATGGACCAGATACATAGACATGCTTCCCACGAATTTCCTTGATCCCTTCCATCATGCGAGCTATGGTCTGCTGTGCCTCTGCCAGCTCGTCATACCATTTCATTGCTGTTCTTTGTTCCACTCTCAGACCCGTCTTCAGATCAGCGTTGAGGCGCTCTGTCTCTTCTAGAGCAGCCAGCAATTCAAGCCCCATTACTGATGCTTCATATGCAAGAGAGGAAGCTTTTTCTAAACTCCTTCTGTTGGACTCAAACGTTCTCTTAATCTCTTCTTTCCGTTCAGGTGTAATGCTCATGACTGCACTCCTTCCCAGTTCCAAATACTGAGCTGTCCCTTTGCCGGGATCGGCTGCGGCAGCTGCTGAACACCTGCCAGTTCCCATGCATAGCGTCCAGACTCAAACCAGCCGAAGGCAAACTCTTTATCAAGAGTATTGAAATGAGTTTTACGGGTATCTGCTTCTAAAGCAACCACCCCACCGAGTACATCACGCCGAATTCCGAAGCACTCTTTGAGCTCAGCAATAGCTATCACCGCCCCCGTGGGTAGGTTGTCAGCAGTGTAACCGTGCCGAGCAAGGGCCTTCTTAATCTTCGGGATCTCGCAGGCATCTCGATCCACCTGCTTCCCGGCATGTATCGCCAGTTCACCGCGATGCTTTGTCTGCCAGCCCCGGGTTTCAAAACGTTTCTCGCCGAGTGCCATCAGTGTTGCCCAGGGCTGCTTTATGGTTATAGCTTTCATGCCTTTGCTCCTTCCGGGAATTCATCCCATGTTCTGCCGTCCAGTTCCCGCCCTGCTGCCTTTTTGCCTATCCTCGCAAGCAGCACCGTATCTGGTGGGAGCATTTCATGAGGTGTTTTCATGTGGTCATTACCAGACCGGTCCATCACATGTAACTGGTGTTTCCCGACCTCGTAATTTCCGCAGGTTGCCTCTTCCCACTCTCCCCATTGTTTAAAAAAGAACGGCACTGCTGCAGCCTGGCACTGGTCTCGCAGCTCCTGCACCCACCATGGATGCATTGGCCGGGCCTTGCTACCGCTCTCACCGCCGACTGTGCACCAATTTATGTGCTCATTAGTCGGCTCAGCGTTCGGATGACCATGAATGTTGTCCGGGTCGTAATAGCTCGGTGCCCAACCGGGAGTCATTAGCCATTTACTCAGATCAACGCTGCCCAGCAACGGCTCACAGGAGAGAAACCGGATAGCAGCCGGCGTCTGCAGAAGCAGTGGTATGCGGCTATCTGCAGCCCGCTGGTTTTCAACACTGACACCGATCGAGAGATTCGGCAGCGGCCACATTTCCTCAATCGGCCATCCAGCGATATATTCCGAGTAGAACACATCTCCATCTTCCATAATCAGAATCCCATCCAAGGACTTGCTCCAGCGCTCCAGTAGCCGTTCAGGTCCTGCCGAGAAGTACTCCCGCATACGCTCCGGACGCTTGGTCAGCAGCATATAGGTGTGTTTGCCAACTCTCTCCAGCATGTGACTGGCAAGCATAATGCCAAATACTTGATCAATGTACGTCTGAGACACTTCCTGGTGGAAAAGGTCACTCATGCTGTTGACGAAGATACGCCGGGGCTTCTTCCACCGGATCGGCTGCATTAGCTTTTCCGGCCGCAGCGTCACCTTAAAGCCGGATTCAAAGTAATGGCCCGGGGTGCCCTCAAAGCGTTCCGCGAAGCTCTTGGCGTAGCAGTTCCTGCAGCCCTCGCTGACCTTCGTACAGCCGGTAATTGGATTCCACGTTGCGTCCGCCCATTCAATACCTGTTTTGTCGCTCATGCCTCTGCCACCTCTCCCCCGAGCAGTTCCGGGTTTTCGTAGATGTTGCCGATGACCTCTATTTTTCTTCCCCTTACGTAATTGATAGGCCAGCTTTGATGCTTGGCTTCAATCTCAAACGAGCCTTCAAAATACTGCACTTTACCGACCCAGCCCACTGCATGACGGGCGATGTCCCCTTCGTAAATCACGCGACCGTTGCAATCTTTCACACCTGTGTATTGCATGACCTCAATTTCATTCCACTCCCACCGACGCCGATCGCAGTCATCAACCCCGAACGGACTAATGCTAATGCAGTTCTCCATGGATTTACGTGCAGGGTCCCATGCCCGGAACTTAATTTCTCTGTTCATATTGCTTATCAAGCTCCTTTATAGAGGAGAGGGTGGTTAACCCTCTCCTTTTACAATTCAGATGTTGGTGATGGCCGGTACCCGCAGGACTCGCAATAACTTCCAGCCTCATCATGCCCGGTGTAGATTTCATCCTCACAATCTACACAGCCGAGGTCTTGACCTTCATCGGGGAAATCTTCGTCTTCAAAATCCGACAGGTCATCATCATAAGTCTCCGACAGATCATCATCGTCATACTCTTCATCCTCGACCATGATTCGAGCATCGGCCCATTCTGCTCCGCATCTGCTGCACACAATATCTCCGCCTATTTCGCCCGGCGGCATCGGGTTATCGCAATACTTGCATTCAGGGTGCATCGTTTATCTCTCCTTATAGGGGCTATGCCCTGATTAATTGCTGCGGGGTATCTTCGTACTGTGTAACTTGTTACCTATTCGCTTACATTGCCGACTTTATTCCGCGTTCAACTCTTGCCACACTCGCCCTTGCGTTGTCAGTTAGTTGCCGTTGCCATGTTCCGTTTTTTGGAGACCATTTGTAACCGTTTGATCTGAGTACTGCACGAACGCCCTCGCTCGGCTTGTCTTCAAATAAAAGCTGCAGGCGATCGATTTCCGCATTCTCTATGACCTTAAAATATTCTCTATCATATTCCGTGTTTGGCTGGCCTGTTGACTCAATCGGCTTTGAATTTTTAAGCCACTCGATTTTTTTCAGGTAGCCCTTTATCCGTTCGTATTCTTCGTAGAGACGCCCTCTTGCTTCGTTTTGCTTTTCCTTTTTTCGCGTCGGGAAGTTGCCTGCGCCACTAATCATTACGGACGGACACATTAACTCAACGCGAAACCCTTTATTAATATTTTCTGCTAATTTCTTTGCGTACATATCCGCGTAGTATAAGGCCTTTTCTTTCGCGTGATCCGGAACTGCTTCAGCATATGAATATGCCGTATCAACGCACTGCTTGTAATCCTCCGTTGCACTACCTGCAACATATTCCGTAAAGCTCCACATATTACGCGCTTGTCGTGCCTGCATTTCATTGATTTCATAATATTTACGTTCCATTTTCCCCGTCCTTTCCTAATGCGCCGTATGCGTCTACTGCGACACCTTTAGCTTTTACGGAATGTTAATGCACTCGGGTCGAGTCCTCGCTGCCGCAGCCATTGAACCCGATTCCGACCCTTTTGCTCCGCAGTTATCAGAGGGGTATTTGCTGCCCGATCCACGTCCCATCCCAGGTAAATTCGATGATAGAAAGTATCAGGCTGCACCCCGTTGGCGGCAGCACGGGCCAAAACCGCCGGCGGGTACTTTAGTTGGTACCTTTTTGCCTGCGAGACAAGCTCACGCCGTCGGTCTGTAGTGGTGAACGGCTCCGTGGCCGCACGCTCCGGGCTCCACCCGTGCTGGTTGACTCGTGCCCGAAACAGATGTTTTGAAATGCCATTACTTTCGGCAAGAGAGTGCCAAGCAGAATGATCCGCAACCCGGCGCGGCGGTGTAGTCACGGCCCTCTCTTTGTCCCAGCCCAGACAGCGCACACGAGTTTCCAAGGTGTTAGCCTTTATTCCGTTGGCCGCTGCACGAGTATAATCATCCGGCGTAATGTAGAAGTCGTACCCCATTTCAATTGTCGCCTCCTTTGCGGCGGATCCGGGAGAGCCAGAAAGACCTCACCAATCACCTTGCCGCTGTCGTTTGTAACTAAAAGGCATCATCAAAGTGCATAACTCCCTGCTCGTGCTGCAGGTATTTGAGCGCTCCCGGCAGGTTGGTGTCCGGGAATCTGCTGTAACCTGTGCCGTCCACGCTGTCACATCTGATATCCCTTGCGTACCGCAGCCGCTCCAGGCTGTTGACGCGCCCCATATGCACCCACTTCCCGCGCCACTTCGCCTCCCGGACCAACCAACGAACCTTGTCGCTGAGCTTGTATTCTGTGCTCCCGCCGATAAACACCGCCTCACAGCGCCCCCACGGCATGCACAGATCCTCCTGGCCGTCTTGTAGCACCAAGGCAACCGGCAGGCCGTGTGCATGGATAATCGGCTCCCAAGTATCAAACATTGCCATTGTCTGTGCCGCGTCCGCCACTTTATCAGGGGCAGAGACGAACAGCGGGGATGCCTCCTTGATCCTGCTGAGCATCGCCCTGAAGCGCGTCTCTGCCGGCCCGTCAAATCCCCCGAAGCAGTCATTGTCTGCTGCCCACGGCAGCCCGGTCATAGATTCAAGAGAGTTACCTGATCGGGGTGTTAACAAACAGCCGAGATTCGGCGACGCTGCGTATTTCCGGACTGTCGTTGTTGCCCCGCTAACCAGCAGCAGCATCGCTCTTTCTCGGCGACAGTTTGAGCTGCTTGCCGAGCTCTTGAAGCTTTGCGCCATGCTCGCATACCTTGTTGCAGTGGTTATCAGCCTTTGCCAGATGTCCGGGGTGCTGCCGGAGGATATCCGCAGGTATGCTGCAGATGTTGCAATGATCGTCCCGGATTTCGGTTATTTGGTGCAGCACATCAACGCGCTTCATGTCCGGTTCCTCCTAAAAAAGTGTCAGCTGCATATTGCGTATCCGATTTTCCCCGCCCGCTGCCCAATATGGATCCTTCTCAATCACCAGATAATCCCGTTGGGTCCGTGCGGCTGCTACAGCCGTTGTACAACTCCCGCCGCAGTTATCAAGCACAAGCCCCCCCCCTGTTGGTATAGGTCCGTATCAAATACTCACAGAGCGGTACGGGCTTTTGATTAGGGTGAATGCGCTCTGGGTCATCATTATTGACTACCGGGAAATAGAGCACGCTCCGCGGATAACGTTCTGTTGATCCAGCTTCTGTAAAACTGGAAACTCCCGTGCCATAGACTTTTGAATTATGATTAGAAACTGCTGAATGCATGGGCTTATGTCCCTGAGACATTTGTGGATTATAGATAGGTGGCCGCTTGTAAAAAACAAGGATATTCTCATGAGCCTGCAGGGGCATCAGTGATTTATTTAGATGACCAGTTGCCTTGTTTTTCTCCCAGATCCATTCATAACGGAATAGTTTTAGATTGCTGGCACCTAACACTTTGTCGAATGGAGCTTTTGCAAACAGCAGGATCGCCCCATTCTCCTTAATGATCCTTTCATATGAGGACCATAATAGGTCAAATGGCAGAATTGAATCCCACGGGCTTTGCGTGGTGCCATACGGCAAATCACACAGAACCATATCCACACTGGCTGTCTTGATATAAGGGAAAACATCAAAGCAATCTGCATTAATAATTTGATTCGGGTGCAGGATCATAGGCTAAACTCCATCTGCCCCACTGCTGCCTTGTACCTCTCCAGTGACAGCGCCCGGCCGGAGCCGATGCACAATTCCGGTACGCTTGCCAGAACTTTAGCTCTCGCCATTTCTGGAGATACGGAATTACCGCACTTGGCTACCTGCTGATGTTTCTGTACAGGACGACCATTAGCCCGGTAGCCATCAATGATATATGTGCCAGGAAATCCTTGAGCTGCGTAAAGCTCACGAGATGTGAGCATTCGGAAGCCGATGTCCACTACAACATATGGCTCTCCCATGACGTGGACAATTACTAAGCCAAAGCGATCATGTGTCGGAATTGTATGCAGGGGGCTGTTAAGGCTCTGCCCAATGCTCGAGCCGTAATATTCCACCAGAAACGCATATACCAAACCGTGATGATTGCCGCCGGCTGTGATGGTGTGTAGCGGTTCGTTTATAGACTGACCGATGTTTGTGCCTCGGAACTTGATGATATTAGCAGTGACCAGCCCGAATCGATTGGAAGTATCCAGCGTAAGCAGAGGACTATCAAGTGTCTGCCCTCGAGCCTCTTGGCCTTTAATCTCTCCGTGATATTTCGTAAGGAAGGGGAGCACCAGGCCATATCCGTTTTTCGATGTCATTGTTCCGAGTGGCTGGTCAATACCTTGGCCTCTAAATCCATCACCGGAATGATTAACAGTTACGATAAATGGATTGGGGTTATCGAATCCGAACTTTACAAGACCGTGAGCGATCCGCCGTTGTGTACTATCTGCCAATGGGCGCTTCACTTTCAATCCGTAAGTCCGTTTGATCTCTTTATCTGAATCAAAAATACTGGGGCATGGAAGAGACCAATCAATAATTTCAGCAGCTGTCCGCCACGGCTTCCGCTTACCCGCCTGTACCTCAAGGCTGTCGGGCGATCCGTGTGTCGGATCCGGCCAGACAATGGGTTTACCATCACGCCTCATTTCCATACAGAGCCTGTTTCGAGAGGTAGGAGCGCCGTAATCGCAAGCTACCAGTTCACGCCAATCGACTGCATATCCGAGCTGCCGCAGGCACTCCACGAACGATTCAAAAATGCGGCCCTTCTCCTCTGGAATCGGCTGTCCCTCCTCATCCAATGGCCCCCAGTCTTGAAATTCCTCAACGTTTTCAAGGATGATGACCCGCGGCTTAACTGCAATTGCCCATCGGATTACGACCCAGGCCAAGCCGCGTATTTTCTTCTCGCGGGGCTTCCCGCCGCGGGCTTTACTATGATGAGTACAGTCCGGAGAGAACCACGCCAGCCCAACAGGCCGCCCGCGTGTTGCCTTTACGGGATCCACATCCCAAACATCCTCACAATAATGTTCAGTCTCGGGGTGATTGGCCTTGTGCATAGCAATAGCTTCCGGGTCATGGTTGATAGCGATGTCCGGGCTGTAACCTAACGCAAGTTCCATCCCAGTACTCGCCCCGCCTCCGCCGGCAAACGAATCAACGATGATCTCTCTCATGAGGAGCCTCCTTTAAGTACAATTTGATAAATCCCAGCAGAAGTATGTTCGGCAGATAATGCCTTCACCTCATAACCTATCCGGTGCAGCAGCCCCCTGCTCTGTTCGCTTACCAATGCCACTGCTGGCGCTATGCCATGACCGCAGCAGGACCCAACTGTGATTACGCCTGCATTAATCAATCTCTCTACCTCCAGCCCGATACAGCGATCCACCGGGATTCCGCCGTGCTCTGCAATCCACTGAGGGTTTGCCAGTTTGGCAATATGATCTGCTGGGATGTGCTGTACTTTGACTAAGTAGACATCCTCCGTGTTTAAGGTGCCTTTGCACATGATTGGCCCTCCTTCATAATTCCGGCTTTATATTCTTCCAGCTGCTGCCGCACCCGGTCCCGCTCCTCAACAGCTGAGCTCAGCCGAGCACCGCCCGTTCCCGCTGGCAGTTCTGCTACCCTGTCCTCTGCGATCTGCAGGAGCCTTTCCAGCTGCTGCAGCCGCTTATCTGCTACAACCATAAGAGCACCAACCCGAGCAGCAGCAGCGCAAGGCTGAAATCCCAAAGCACGCCTATTGCGTCTTGCTGCTCCTCCCGGCGGGCCGTAGCAACAATGCGGCCGCTGTCGTCCCTGAAGCGAATCACTGTCTTCATCGCGGATACACCTTCTTTTCCTTGTAATTGACCTTGCCCTTTGGCCGCCGCTGGGTTTTCCTCCGGATCTCCTCTATAGCAGCTCGCTTATGTGCAGGTGAAGCACCATCATCGTTGTAGGCAATTTCATAGAGTTGGCCGAGCGTTGCTTTTTTTCCAGTTCAATGCTGCCGCCTCCTTACTGCTTCCTATCTTCCCTAATAGGTTTATCCCGCCCTTTTAAAAGAGCTTCATATGCCCAGTAGCCTTGCACCTCGCCGTCATAAGTCTCGCGAAGCTTGGATAAGCTGCTGGCTATTGCTTTACATCCGCTAAAGACATAGCATTTTTTCAAAGACTCTATGTCCTCGTAAGTAACTCTGACTAATTCCTCACCGAGCAGTTTTTCTGCTTTTTGATAACCGCCATCCCACCATTGGCCGTCACAGTGGATTACTTCGCCATTCTCAAGTGTGATATCGAACTCCCTGCCGCCAAAGGCCTTAAAACCCATTGATGGTCTTTCGTAGAAATAGCAGCTCACAAACGTGCAGGTGTCATCCAAACCGATGATTAAATCTCCTTGCTTGTAGTAAGTGAATTCCACGGGTTGAGAAAGCACATAAGCGATTCCGTCATTAAATGTGACAATAGCTTCAACTTGGTTAGACATGCCTTCCCTCCTTAAAATAAGAGCGTCTGTTCTGTATTTTGGATGTGACTGCCCGCCGCCGCAGGCTTCCCTGGGCGTTTGACGGTTTGTGATTTTCCTTTCTTCGACTTTGGCGGCTTAGCTTCAGGCTGTAGTATGGCTTGAATAATCCTTTGTTGATAAGATGTGTACAAGTCCAAGCTCGCGCCATTTTTAACCCGGTACACTGCCTGAGCAATCCTGGCAATGATATAAGCATCTGCCACGTTATCGCTGCTGTGCTCGAACCCGTAATGCTCTAACACCCCGGCAGCCACGTGCTTCTTTTTCTCTGACGATTCCACCCGCTGATTCCGGTTAACGAATCCTTTGGTTCGCTGCGGATTGACGTCAACGAATTCGAGCTCCTTTCGATAGATCATGGATCGTAATCCGCCGTGGATCATCCCGGCTGTGACGGCCATCTGAGTGTGTACTGCTGGTTCCTCTATGGCGATGATGTCGCCGGGCCGCAGCAGGTTATACACCTTGTTCTCCAGCGATACCAGCATACCGGTGCTGATCCCTCCGGGGATTCGCTTACCCTCTCCGCGGACATCGGTTGCTACCAGGACATTGCCCTCTTCGTCCAGAGCGACAAAGCCCGTGGTCGTGGCCGGGTCGATTCCTACAAACCGCATCAGGTCACCTCGATCCCAAAGTATTTGGCAGCCCGCTTTTGTACCCGTTGATAAGCCCTGCTTACAGTCATCTGGGAGCAATTCAGATGCTCTGCTATTACTTGCTGGGAAATGCCTGAAAGAGACAGTTCCAGCACAAATTTTTCCCTCTCAGTTAATATGTTTTGCTTAAAGTCGTGGACGAAAATCCTTGTGTAATCCGCCTCAGTTACGAAAGAATCTATAAGTTCACTCTTGCTATCGGAGCCCTGAAACAGTGATAGATGGATTGCTGTCTCTATCTGTTCCAACGCCTTATTTACATGATCCACTGGACACCTAAACTCTTTAGCTAGTTCATCCGGGCTCATGTCTGCTTTCTTGTGGAGAAGAATGCTGCCAGCCAAGTAATAAATATTCCTCGGAGCTCGAACAATTGGAACCTTATCCCTGATGTAATTCATAATCCTTCCGCGCATTCGTGGTACAGCGAATGTTGTGAACTCACCTCTGGCCGGATCGAAATCGGAATAAGCTCTCAGTAAGGACACGAACCCTTCCTGAGCTAAATCCTCCACATCAACTTTCAAACGGGTTCTGCGTTGGCACTTGTAGGCCACGCTGAAGACCAATGCCTTATATCTAAGAATGAACTCATCCACATCACCTAAATGCGGGTTATAATATCTCGGCCCTGCCTGCTGGAGGTCGGCTGTTACTGGCATCGCTACCCCTTCCCTCCGTTAAATTCTTGGTATTTCAATCCGGCCTCATCGTAAATCTTCCGGCGCCAGGGCTCAGTCAGCAGCAACTGGCCGCGCCTGTACTCCAACACTCTCTGCTCTACAAAATCGTAGGTGCGCTGCAGCTTTATGCGTTCTGCTTTGGAAAGAGTTAACGGGTCATCCAGCAGTTTGGCCTTCTCAACTAGCCAAGCAAGCGAACTTTCATACCCCGTCTCATCTTCGATTCGACCGCTGCTGCTCATGCTCCCTCACCTTCTCAGCAAGCTTGTATCTCTCATCCTTGGTCAAATTAATGAATCTGCTGATTCCAGGCGAGAAACCCATATCAAACGTTCCTGTTCCAATCTTTCGGCCCTTCGCGATAATGACTTCTGCGAAACCTTTTTTGGGGCTTTCAGGGTAGTAGTACTCATCCCGGTAAATAAAAGCCACGATATCCGCATCCGATTCAATATCCCCTGAATCACGCAGGTCTGACATAAGTGGCCGTTTATCTGGACGCTGTTCACAGTTCCGGCCGACAGCTGACAAGCAAACCACACTCACCTGCAGTTCCCTCGCCATGCGCTTGAGATACTTTGTGATGTAACCAATCCGTTCTTTGGTGCTATCAAAGTTCTTTTCCGTTTGTATGAACTGAAGGAAGTCGATGTGAATCACCCAACGTCTGCCGGGATGTTTCTTTTTCAAGGACTTCACCTGCCTGCGGATGTACTCAACAGTAGTCCCAGGCTTATCGTCTATGAACAGATGGCGGCCTGCGATGATCTCCAGTGCATCACCATATCTGATCCAGTCGTTATCGGACATCTGGCCGGAGGCGATTCTATCCTTTTGAATCCCCCCGATGCAGGAAGCCATCTGCTCGACAATCTCAAGAGCTCCCATTTCCAGAGAGAACACTACATCAGCCCAGCCGGAGCTTGTTACAGCATCCATGTCATTGACCATGAACAGCGTTTTCCCCATTGAGGGTCGCCCGGCCAGTATCTCCAGGTCGCCGATTTGATGACCTTTGCTTAATTGAGTAAAGCCTTCACTCGCTGTTTTGGCTCCGGTGATACCTCCGCTGTTGGCCCGCTTTGCGATGACTCTTTCATGCCCTTCGAGAAGAGAGGCCATGTGAACGGGCCCGCCGCTTTCTCCCTGCAGCAGCTCTTCCAGCTGTTCCATCTTGGCTTTAAGCTCTGCGATGTCACCGCCGCCATTGATTGCGATCTGCCGCCCCAGGTGAACCAGATCCTGCTGTATCCGCTCTGTCCGGACTGCTCGCTGGTAGTAAAGGAAGCTCTCCGTACTGGGAACGGCATCCCGCAAAGCCATGAGTCTCGTCAGCCCGCCGATCCGCTGCAGCCTGGCTCCCCATCTTGACACCAATACAATAGGGTCGAAAGGATCAGCCGCGCCGTCCGCGTTCTCTTTGGCATACTGCAGCACTTTGTACAGCAGCCGGTTGTCTTCTTCTTCTTCCGTGAAATCATCCGGACCGAGGAAGCAGTCATCCATAAGTGCATGATCTTTTAGCAGTGACCCGAGCACCGCCCGCTCTGCATCAAGATTCATCTTCAGTCACCCGCGCTTTCTTAAAGATTGCGTCGAGCTTTTCCCGTACATGGTCCGGCATCGGCCCGACCTTCTCCGTTTCGTGATACTCTTGCAGTTCCAGCATGCGCAGCTCTTGCTCCTGCTGCTGGATTTGATAGACAGTCATTTCCTTGCCACTCTGAATACAGGCCTGATAGATTTCCCCCGGAGTCGGTGCAAAGCTATTATTCTCTCGGCACAGCCTGCGGGCTGCCTGCATCACATCTTCATTAGGGATGTCGCGCAGTATGTCTTCCCATACTCCGATTACGTCCAGGACTTCATCATCGCTAATCACAAAGCTCCGGTAAGCTGCCGACAAGTACTTCAGCAGTAACGTCACGCCGACCCGATCCAATGCCCTCCACCTCCCTCTGTAAAGCCCGGTCCAGCACGCTGCCCGTCTTCTGTGATTGTTCAACTGGCTTCAGCATGCCTTCCGGGTCTACCACCGGATAATCATCAAATCGTTTCTGGTTTAAAAAGGTCGAAGGATGCGGGATGAACTTTTTGTCTGTCTCAAGCAGCTTGCAGGTCTCCGCGAAATTGCCTGTATTATGAATGGCGATATCCGGGTCGAAGTCCCCTGCTTTGCATAGCTTTTCCCATGCCTTTTTTGCAGCATCCTTCGATACCTTGCGAGGGTAGTTTTGATAGAAATCATCAAACATCGCTTTTTTTTCTTTAAAGCTTTTCTTTAAGATCTTTATTTCTTTTAATGGGGGTCGGATCTGATACCTCGAAACCTCTACTTGGGGGCTCAAATCTGATACCTCGGGGGTATCAAATCTGATACCTCGGGTTTCTGAATCCCCCGATTCTTGAGGGCTCAAATCTGATACCTCGGATGACGTAAACAAGTCATGTTCCTGTTCCATCTCATCACCGCTTTTCTGTATGATCCATTGCTCATAATGTTTATTGAATGACAGCCTTCGGGGTAACACGCTCGTTTCTTTCTGGGTGACTATGAGAACCTGCGATTTAATGAGCAGCCCCACCTCCCTCTTAACAGTGCTGGCAGGGAGGCTGGTGAGCTGCTGCAGGAACGTTAGAGCAAAGTCGTGATCCTTCCGGCGGTAACCATAGGTGTACCGCCAGATAATCATGATAATTCTCAACTGAGTGGCGTTAAACTTCCGTCTTGCCACCTGCTCTAAAATTTCATTAGCTACCCTGGTGTAACCATCTTCTAGTTGTGGCCCTTCCATAACCTCACCTGCTTTACTTTAAAAGGGCAGTTTGCCATCCTCATTCTGTAAGTAGTCGAAAATCTGATCAGTCAAACGTTCGGGATCATGCTTACCGTCTGCGGGAGGAATCGTGTTCCACCACTTTTGAATAATGCGGGTAACTTCATTCCGATATTCTTTGAGTCCATTCTTTTCCGGCACAGAAGTATATCCGTAGACCATAGCTTTCAAAATCAAATCAGGTTCGTTTGAGTCCTTGAAACAAAAATCTCGAATTTTATCCAAGGATTCTATTACAATGCGATCAAAGTCTATGAACAGTTGGTTAGTGACTGGAAGGTAAGAAATGAGCCTCGTTCCTTTCAATCCTGCTGTCGCACAAATTTGCAATGCTTCTACAATTTCTTTAGGCAGCTTTACCCTCTTCTTGCCGTTGCGCTCCACTTCGAGTTCATTACGCTGACTGACAAGTGACAATCCGGCAACCCTGAGTTCTTCTTCAAGTTGAAGAGTTCGGTTATTGCATGCTGTAATCTTCCGTGCTGCCTCAGCCAACTGTTCAATCATCCTGGTGTTCTGCATTTGCACTTCCGATGATGCAGGCAAATCAGAAGTCTTAATGTAGTCAACGTGACGAATAACTGTGCCGGCATGAGTGCCACTAACAATCTGAGCAGGCCAGCTCTTCAAGCCAGCGAAGAGAATTATTTTATTTTCGTCAATAAGTAGTCGCGCTTGATACTTCCCTGATTCAACAACCTTGCACGTATCAAAAACTTGAATTTCCATCACTACTACCATTCATAGCACCTCAGTTCCTGAGTTTTATTTTCCGGGCCTTCCTGTCTTTCCCTGATGTCAGAGCACCATAGCAGCGAGGGCAAACCCGGGTCCGGCCTAAATACTCTTCACGGTCCGGGTTGATCTCGCTGCCGCAGACCTGGCAGTCCAGCAGCCGGATGTGGATTTCAACCTGTGCCGCCTCACTCATGGGGATCAGCTCCGTTTAGGCTGCCGTACAGCCGTATGATGAACTGCTCAAACCAGATCCGACCTTCACGGGATTTGTGCGCCCAGCGGTGACAGGCCCGGCAGACCGTAACACCGTTGTCTACAGTGCCCGGCCCACCCTGTGACCGGAATACCACATGATGCGGTTTGTGTTCCAAATCACGGCCAGTTCCGCATTTCACGCACCTGTATCCATCCCGCTGAAAGATGTCTTCCATGATCTCGTCGGTGAACTTGCCGCGGGCTCCCCGCTTCTCGCTCTTCCGGCCAAATTTTGGCTTAGGGACTGGGTCAAAGCCAAAGACGCTCATTAGTACAGGCTCAATTCGGAAAAGTGTTTAATGCGTTTGATTTGTTTGGTCACCCGGCAGTACTCGCAGGATTCGCACCTAACCGGCTCAACCTCTCCGGACTTGACCTGCTTCACACGCTCAATGTGGTTGCCCACCACCCGCAGGCTTGCCGCTATCGCGTCAAAATCAAAATATAAAATCTCGTGATCCGGCGGGTCTTGCTTTGTTACGACAACCATATGAGGCAGCAGCCATTCCTCAGCAGCACGTCCTTGTGATTTGCGCTCAACCTCGGCATACACCGCCATCTGGATGCTGTACCCGTAGTGCTCAATAAAATTTTCATAGGCTTGAGATTCTTTATTCCAGTGCTTGCCGTCCATATCTTTCATTGCCTTGAGGTCCGCGAACACGACACCAGGCTGGTAACTGTCCAGCATGGCCTTCCATTGGATCCCGAACAGTTCCGCTGTCAGGATGACCTCTTTCTCTCCGGCCAGCACCTTCTTGACCATTGGGTCGGACTCCAGCACCTCGATCATAGTAAGGCATCGTTTGAAATTGGCCTTCAGCTCTCCCTTAGTAGCCCCGCGGCTGCTGTACATCTGCGGGTTGCTCTCCTTGAATTCTTCAAGCGTGCCTTCGTTCCAAGCGTGGATGAACTTGCCCTCTTCCAGCGCATCCTTCTCGGGGTCTTCCCAATCTCCGGCCAGCTTTGCCAATGCCGCCGCCTCACAGCCGCCGTAGGCAGGCACGAAGCTTTTGAACTGGCTGACACTCATATACTGCCTGCTGGCTTCCGGCGAGAAGTAATTATCCTTGGTCAGTTTCAGCAGCTCGGTCATTCTGGATCACCTCGCTTTCCTCTGGAGGATTGAACGGGCTCTGCTGCCGGGATCGTGCCGGCTGCTTTGTAAATTCAAACGCCCCGCCCGCATCGTAGACCAACCGCTGCTCTGCATCGAAGTCTGTTTCAATGGTCTTGCACAGCCGGCGCAGCACCGTCCGTTTGTACATTTCGCCTTGGCTCTTATCCCAGGCATCCCCGAGCGCTTTTCCGTAATTCTTGCGGATTTCCTCAATCTCTCCAGCCGGTATTGATTCGCACACCATCCCGCCGTCATGGAAGAAAGCCACTGCAAAGCTACCGATGATCTTGCTGGTATTGAACGGCCGGGGCGCAAAGTGTATAACCTGGCGGCCTTCAATGACCTCTTCCCTGAATTCGTCGCCTTCCCGCACGTTCTTGGCATACACATCCAGCAGCGGGCGGATACTGTATTTCTTGGTGAGCTTCATTTCACCTTTGTAGTCAGTCTGGAATTTGAGATCGACACCACCCGAGATTAGGTGACACTCTTTAGCCAGGAAGTCCAGACCCAGTACCGCGCCCTTAAACAGATTGGCTGCAATTTCATCAGCGGTATATTTATGAAGGTCTTTGTCGTCAAACACATACACCTTGCAGTTCTCTGAGAACCGCTTCTTATTGAAGTCAGAGGGAAGGGCGTCGTGCTTAGAATCAAGGATTCTATCCAGCGTCTCTTGCACTTGGGTTTCGATAGCTATAGTCACTGTTTATCCCTCCAATGGCTCAGTAGTGAGTGGCTTACCCTCTACCGTTTCAAGTACAAAATATTGATAGTCATCTGCAGCAGCTGCCGAAATGATTTCCTGCTGCCGGCTGCCGAGGTTCTGCCAACCATCAACACAGATCACCTTCAACTCCCCGGCCTGCGCTTTGGCAAGCTTGAACGCAAACTCCATTGACTCTCCTTCGCTCAACCCATCCAGCAGCGTGCCGTTAATCCGGATATTCCCCTTCTCATCAATCTCCAGCCCCTCTACTGGCAGAGCAGCTGTCTTAAGGATCTCCTTAGGCAAATCTCTGGCAGTTGTAATCTTGGCTGTCAGCGAAGCGCTGCGCTCTTCCTTAGGGGTCAACTTCTCCCGGATGATATCATTCATCCGCTCCCACTCCCGAAGGAACTCTTTCATGCGTGTGGCCTCGTCTGCCGCCGCTTTCAATGGCGCCGGATCAGACCATTCCGTTTCAGACACAATCTGCTGCGCGTTGCCAGTCTTTGTTTGCTCCAGCTCGATCTGCTGCTGCTCGTACTCATCGATACGCTCAATATCCTTCTGTTCCAGAGCACCTACATTGCTAAGCTTGGTACTGGCCTCTGAAAGCTGGCTCTGATATTCAGAGATAAAGGCCCGGGACTGATCCGCTTCCTGTTGGATCGTATCTTTCGCAAATTGCTTTTTGGCAGTGAACTGAGCTTTCAGCCGCTCAATCTCCTGCTGCAGCTGATTGTCCAACCGGATTTGCTCATCACTGATCCGGCGGTCAACGGCATCAATTTTGGCCTGCTCGTCTTCAATAGTTCGGTTGATCGTAGAGATTGATGTCTGCAGGCTGTCCCGCTGCCGGTTGTATTCCAGCCGCTTACCTTCCCGCGCTGTTGCCGCCCGTTGCCGGATATCATCTACCCGAAGGGCCAACCCATCGACAAGGCGCTGCGCCTCTTCAAGTCGCTTGTTGGAATCCTCTGCGTCGGAGAGCTTACGGTAGAGTTCCTGCAGGTTGACCCCACGCCATTGTTCACCATCATAGTTCGGAGGCAAATCCCGCTTGATCCCTTCGATGTTGGCCCGCAGCAGATTGATTTCGCCATTAATGAATTTCCGTTCCGCATAATACAGATTTTCGATCTGTTTAAGAATCTGAAGAATATGCAGCTGGTAATCAGCCTCCGGCAACTCGCCGAACCAGGCTTTAATGCTGTCTACTGTCCACTCGACCTGCAGCATGTTAAGAATGATTTCTGTTTGCTCCTTTGGATCCTTATGAATGAATTCAATTGGCCGGAAGATGTCACCGTTGATAAACTGCTTAAGGAAACCCTCAGTGCTGCTGACTGCCTTTGATGCATGTTTTACTTTGATGTAATCAGCCTTTTCAGTCCGGAGTTTTCGTGTTACTTGAAGGCCATCATCCAACTCGACGAACAATTGCGCCTCATCTTCCCCGTGACGGATAACCTCTTTGCGCCGGGAAACATTCGTCAGTGCTTTTTCCAAAGCCTCAATTAAACTGGTTTTTCCTACACCGGAATCACCTGAGATTTTCGTGATCTTTCCAGGACTGAATTCAAATTCTGTAATGCCCAGGAAGTTCTTAACTTCTAGCTTCTTGATATGCAGCATCTTTACAGCCTCCTAATTTTTGTGGTATAGTGACCGTGAATTTTAGCTAAAGCTTTGTTAACGCTCCTGGTTGCAGCCGGGAGCGTTATTTCTTTGTGGGCGGTTCCTTCTCCCACGGATCAAGCGTACGAACCATGACCGCCAGAGGGACGTCTACTGCTTCCAGCATGCAGATCAGACATTTGGGTTGAGCATCCGAATGGACCGCGTAATCTGCGATGTTACCGCAGTTGCATTTGGTGAGTTCCAATGCATTCCCTCCCAATAAAGTTAATTGCCATTGCCGCCATTGAGACCGCCCATAACACCCTGAACAGAAATGATGTGAAGGGCCTGTGCTTCCGAAAAACCCACTTTAACCAGTTCATCGAAGTAAGCCTTGAGCGCCCTTGCTACCGATGGATAAGCTCCAAGCAGCGCTGGTAAAGCCTTCATAAGAGAATCATTTGACAGTTCGAATTCCATTCTTTCGTGTGGATCCATAAGGATTTAAGACCTCGCTTTCTGACTGTATTTGCACGCAAAACCCCGTTTTTGGCAAAAAAATAATAGGGCTATGAAAAACCCGCTTTAAATCAGTGATACATTAGGACCGTGCTCAACCCAGAATTCATTGCCGTGATCGTCCTTTACCAGGACATCAACCCTACCGTTTTCCCCCAGGAAAGCTCCGGTGATTGTGATGGACTGAGTAAGTGTTCCAGTCTTCCCGACCAGCTCAGTGACTTCTTTCAACATAGTGTTCACCTCCCATCCCGCAGCAATGATTACCTCTTCTTTTTGCTTCTTGAAGTCCGCATGTCCTTCGCATGAGCCGTATTGCTTGGATACCCTGTATTCAGTGGCTTTGGCATCACGTGACGTTCTAAGTTTTTCTTCTCTGCCTGCGTGTCAAATTTGACACCTTCAGGCTTCCCGTATTTCCCGAACAGTTCCTTGCGCTCCATGTTGTGCGCTGTTCGGCAGTGCAAGGCGGTAATTACATCGCCTGTATGACCGCAATTAGGATAAGGGCATTTAACAGTGCTGCGGATAATGATGGTCATATGCTTTAGGTACTCCCTTCCACGAAATCAGTAGAGCTGCGATCTGCCAGCGACCTCTCTGGAATTCTTCCAAGAACTGCTCAAAGGTGATGTTGAAGGCATATCCAATACGGTGATCGATGAAGTAATCCCCCAGCCTGTCGAGCAGTTCATCATCTATACGCATACTGCCAGCTCTTCAGCCTTTGTAGCCCAGAGCGACAGCAGTGCGTTCGTGTGCTCCCGCCGTTCCCGGATGGCCTGCCGCACCATGTTTTCGTCCTTGGCTTCTTTGGCCTGCTGCAATGCTTGCGTCCAGTACCACATTTGCTCGCGGTGGTACCTGATCAATTCCGCTTTGTGGAGTAAGCTTTCAGATGTTCCCATTTCAACGATTCCTCCAATTCTTCGAGTCTTAATGTAAAGTGCTGAACCAGTTCCATATTTCCAGCACACTGTGCTGCATAAGCCGCTTCTTTCAGACCGTCAACTTCAAATACCAAGTCACAGTTTTCTTGTAAGAATTTCAGCAACTCAGCCATCTGGAAAACACTGAATGTGCCTTTCTTGTATTGCAGGAACAATTCCGCCAGCCGCCGGTGTGAGGAGTGAATCGCGATTGCCATCTGTACATTCCCCTTTCTTAAAACCTGAACCCAGAAGCCTGCTCGTAGCTACTCCGAGCCTTTTTAATAAGTCGCTGAACGCTGCCCGTGGTCAGCCCCATCTCCGCCGCCGCTTGCCTTTGACTATATCCAGAGCAGAGCAGTGATATCAGATGCTTTTGTTTGGCCGTCATACTTTGTATTGCGGCCATATCAACTTCAACCCGGGATAAGTCAGCTGCATACTCCCCTGCCCTTTCGTACCAATGCGGGACGGTCTCAAGGCTGATACATTGGATACTCTGCTTTCCCTTGTTTAGGTAGTCCAGCATCTGATTTACGATGCATCTGTTTGCGTATGTGGCAAACTTAAAGCCCATGTCTACCTTGAAACTGCGGGCTGCTTTGATAAGGCCGATTGATCCTTCTTGGAACAGTTCCAGGTAATCAGCTCCAGTTGTCTGGTTAACCCGCTTTGCTGCTGATCCGACAAGGCCCATATTGTTAATGATCAATTCGTCCGATGTCAGCTGCCGTGCCGGTGCTTCTAATGTGCTCATTGGGATTCCTCTTTTCCTAAGTCGTTGAAGTCAAAAAAGTTAAAAAGGTCAGGATCGTTAATAAGCTTCTCTTTTCTAGCCTTAGCCTTTTGGATCAGCTTATCTGCCCCATCACGATTCCTGACCATATTGAAAATCTGCCGATCAAGGATTTGTGTGTCATTGCAACTATCAATTACCTGATAGACCATTCGGCGAGGTTCGTTGTCAGATGACTCATCGTACGCTGCGATTAGGCGAACGCCGTCTCCGTCCTTAAAACTGCCGATTAGCTGCCGTGCCTTTGATCTGATAGCATCCCTACGCATCTTTTCTTCATCCAGAACAATCCGTTCTTCGAGGAAAGCAACAACTTCCTCAATGGTGAACTTTCTGCTCATGAAGCCCAGGATGAATTCCGTCCGATCTTCCCGGTCAAGATTTCGTTTGTCCACTTACTTCCCCACCCTTCGAGGACCTTTTAAGGCAGTCTTCATTTTGTCCTTCAGCCGCTGAAGCTCATCGATGCCACCCTGGACCTGACTCATGCCCAACTCAATTTCACTGCGGTCACGCTTAGTTTCCATCCAGTTAAGCATCCGTTCTTCAGTGACCATGCCGCGTATTTTCACTGCTGACTCAATCAAACTGTTGATGATCTTGGCATCCCTGTACTGTTCATCAATTAACTGCTTACGGAGCTCAAATTTCTTCTCATCGTCGGTCAATTTATCCAGCCTTTCCTTAGCCAATTCCGGAGGTGCCTGCCGAAGCTTCTCAGCTCCACTGATAGCAAGATCGACCGGAACTTTCGCTTCTCCAAGCTGCGGAAAGTCCTCAACTGCCTTCTGATAGGCCTCAGCCTTTTCTGGATCACGTGCTGTATAAATAGCCTCAAGCTTATTTACATGTTCTAATGCCGGATACTTTTCAACTGCATTAACATGATGCTTTGCTAAATTCAATGTTTGCTGCGGAACGCCCAGAAGATCAGATACTTTCGCTTCCGAGTCAGGTTTGCTAGGCCTTCCAGCAGTTTTTGAATTTTCACCAACGGTTGGTAAAATTTCTTCCCTCAACACTTCCTTTGCCGCTTCAGCCAATTCAGTTAGGTTTTTTGATGCTTCATATTCGGTCAATGCTTTGCGTTTTGTATTCTCCTCCAGCTCAATCAGGCGTTTTTCCTTTTCAGTCAGATCAGCGATTGTTCGGGTTTCAACTTCTTCACGGCCCAACAGCATGTGCGCCTGCAGCCTACGATGACCAGCTATGAGGTTGCCTGCTTCGTCGATTATGATTGGATGCAGTAATCCTCGGGCCTCAATGCTTTCTGCCAGCCCGGCGATGTCACCCATGTCTTCACGGATACGGGTACCGATATTGATTTTTCTAATCGGAGTTAACATGTTCAACCTCCTCTACCTGATTAGATATCTGGAAACTCACTTGCATTCCGAGCGCTTCACAAACTTCATTTATGATCGCTTCATGCCACCTGCGCTCCCCCTTCAACAAATCACTGATATACTGATAACTTCGTCCAGTAGCTCTTGCAAGGCTGGCCTTTGTCATGCCTTTTGCATCCATGGCCGCTTCAACCGCTTGTGTGAAATTCATTCGTGCTCACCTCCATGGACCAAATAATAAGCATTATGCTTACATCCGTAAACGTTCAAAAATAAGCATTTTGCTTATATAATGACCTGTTATTTCAAAATTTCATCACATTGCTTAAATTTTCTTTGTTTATCAGCATTATGTTTATTGCTATTCAGTTTCGGCAATGCTAAAATAAAATTAAGCAAAATGCTGATAAGGAGAGTTGAAGATGTCTAGCCCGAATAATCGATTAAAAGAGTTGAGAAAAGAGAGAAAGAAAAGTGGGATTGCTGTTGCGAAGGAACTAGGAATAACGCCTCAGTATTACTACGATATCGAAAAAGGGGAACGAAGACTCACCGCAGAGATTGCTGGGAAACTAACAGAAATTCTACATACGACTGTGGATTATCTAATTGGGGTTACTGACGTTAACCAATACGAGGAAGTGGGCGAAGACGCAAAAAGCCCCGATCTCCATGAGGAGTCAGAGCTTGCGGATATCCCTATCGAACGCTTAAATCAATATACACTTACATACAAAGGTCATACGCTTTCGAAGGAAGAGGCTGATGATATTATTGACTTACTGGAGGCGGCTCTGAAACGCTGGAAGAAATAATATCTTCCAGTTTTTTTTCTGTTTCTGCTGTATCCACTCCTTGATCTTTTAGTGCGGCTATGTATACTAATAGGTCTATTTCATTCATATTGGCTAGCCCCTTCCAAGCTTTTGTATGCACTCAGTTAGCACATTAATAATAACACAAAAACACGAACAAAACACGAACACTTTTCCAGAAAGGAGATTACTATGGCATTCCTGCTCGGGGAATGTCTGTTACCAGATCGACTTAAAGAGAAGGGCATAAGACCGGCTGATTTCGCAAGACATATGAAATGCTCGCGATCTTTCGTTAGCCAGCTCATATCTGGAGACGCGTTTATGTCTCTAGAGTTTGCGATAAATGCTGCTCATTATCTTAATTGTCGAGTAACTGATTTATACGTTTTGAATTGGTCTGGTGATAGGCAAGAGTAGATTTTCTACTCTACCCCGCTCAGAATGTTAATCAATACTTAACAAATTATCTATTGTGTTCATTTTACCCCTCAACAGCAAGCACTTCCCTCTAAGGCCGTCAAGGCCTTTTTATCGTGTGATATCCTCTTGTATTTATATTAAATCCCATATTTTGATGGATGTACAGAAATTATCGTCTAGACGAAAAAAGTCAACTCGACACGATAATTCGACAACAAATTACATTTGGATTGTGCTATAATTCCCACTGCACAAAAAAAGAGCTGCATTTTTCTGCAGCTCCAGTTATTATATATAGCTTTCTCTCGCAAAGACAACACCCAACCTTATTGCAATATCATCGAATTTTATCTTTGTTAAAGTACATTTTTTCGAGATTATACTTGGTAGTTGGTCGAAGTAAGCTATATGACGGATATCATCCATAAACCTGATCCGGTCAATATTAACAACATTTGTTCGATCTACTGAAATGAAATTCATATGACCGGCAGCTAAAATGGCACCATGCCAATATTGCAAAGTTCCCATGAGATAATATTTTCGGTCCGGAGTGTGTACAACGACCCGATTGATCGGCCTCTCAAACTCCATATACGCTATATCCCTCATTGGCAACTGGACTAATCCGCCAGAACCTTCAACGTCTCGGGTTACCGACAAGATATCCATGTAGTCATCCCCATTTATTTTTTCTTTTCCAGCAGCTCTTTTGGAGCTTCCTTGCCATAGACAAACAGCACACTCGCAGGAGTTACAGTTGCATCAGCTACACGAGACAAAGCGGACGATACCAGATTCCATGTTTTCATCGATTTTTCACCCCCCTTCCAGGAATTAAAAGTACAGTTTGAACAAAGAAACTAGCTGCTACAATTGAAGAACCCACGATAAAGTTACTAGCTATAATCAGCACTGAGATAGCCTTTAATTTCGGATAGTGTTCCTGAGGTATCCGAGATTGCTTGTGTATGTCAGTTGGTGCAAACCATGCTGCCAAAACTATAGCAGCTATGGTTAAACCAATTGTCCAGCCTTGAGAAAATTCTAAATGAGAAATCGTTGTTGCTCCGACAGTGGTAATTATCACGCACCATGTCCCTGATTCAAGATGGACACCCCCTGACACCATCCGAAGCGCCGCAAATGATATCAGCACAACCAATACCTCCAGCAACTTACCTGTTGCTGCACCGATGGCAATCGACAGCAGCAATATTGATATCGTGTTAATCAGAACAGCAAGAGCATGTCTCATTACCGCCACTGATGCGGGATGATCGGGTGCCCGCTTCTTTATGCCTTCAGCCATTCTTCCAGCCATCCACTCAATCATAAGTCTTCTCCTTCTGAATTGCGTACTTGAGAAAAAACATTAACGATAGTACAAAAAGTGCAATAACAAACCATAAATCATTGAGATAAAGAACAGCTGTAATGGCAAGCATAAAAGCAATGATGGTAACAATTAATAGGGTTCGTTCATTCTTAAACCTAAAGATTTCAAAGCTATATGAAAATCCATATCCATACCTGTAGAGGAGCCATGACATTGGCAAAACGATGATTGCCGTAGCGATTTGTAACATGTACCCGTTCATTGCAGATTCCCCTACCCCGTCAATGGAACCGAACAACAAAAGCGCTATTACTGCTTGTACGAGACCAAATACAACAAAGCCGGCAATCGATACTGTTAAAGCTCCGAGCAGAGGCATACGTACAATTGCTGCAAACAGAAGTGTCACAAATATTATGTTAATGAAAGGCACCAGGTAAGAAAGCGACAACTCATTGCGAAGCACAAAACTTTGAAGATTCATTAAAGTCACTACTACAAGCGATTGCCAAGCGAATTCCTGAATCTTGAATCTGAATAAGGACATACAGATCGCACACCACGCAAATGCTTCTAGATTCGAGAAAAGCATAAAATATAATGGCTCCAACATTGCACACAACACTCCTGACATAAATTTCTTTCACGAATCAATTATATATCTGAAGACCTACATGGTATAGAAATATGTATCTCACTATGTGATACGTTTAACGTTTCATCCGTGAACTAAATATATCATGATACGTTTAACGAGTCAATAATTAATTGACACGTTTTGTGTATCAGATTATATTGATTGTGGGAGGGTTGCAGCATGCGAATAAAATCAAATGCCAAAGAGCTTATCGATGCCAAAGGGCTGTCTGTGCGGCAAGTAGCAAGGGATATTCAGTATCGGCTGGGGGCTGTCCAAGACCTTTACAATGACAATATGGAGCGATATCCCCGTGAATTGCTCACAAGGATAACCGTATATCTTGGTTGCAGCATTTCTGAACTATTGGTACTAGAAACCCCGCCAGAGCAGTCCTGACGGGGTTTTATTTTTATTTTAGATTGTCTTTTAACACTCCACCCAGCTCCGCTGTATACTCGGTAAGCCGCAGGCTGATCTGAGTACGCATCACATCCCTGGTCATTCCAAACCTCTCTTGATATCCCCGGAAATAAATCAAGTAGTACAATAAAAAATCCTCATTAGCATCGTCCACCACTTTGATGTTCCGCCGCTTCAACTCCTGCTTCAGTTTTAACATGTCCTGCATGATCCGCTGCTGTACGTAGCGCCCGGCCAAGAGGTATGTTTGCTTAAGCATATTACCTGAACGCTCGATTTCCTCAATGCTTTTGCCCACCATTGTATCTATGTAAGGCAGCAGGATCAGATCCCGGACCATCTCCCGCTCCTCGTTGCTTAACATCGTACTGCCGTATGTATTCTGGTCGCTCACGGATATCGCCTCCTTGGCCTTATTATACGCGAACGGATGTTCTTTTATCCATACAAAAAAAGCCCCTGCACAGGGCAGAGGCTTCTCACCGGTACTTCCGGTTTTGGTAGATTCATCTTATCATGTATGGGACAATCTGTAAATCATTTGTCTGTGTATCCCTTACCAGCCTCCGGGTTGCTTACAATACCCAGTACGACCAGAATACCCAGTACGGCATTCACCGCCGCCGTAACTTCATCGTACTTCTCCGGAGCCAGTTCCACCCCGAAAATTGCTCCAACTGCCTGTACACCCAGCAGCACCGCTGCCGTCAGGGATACCCACATACCATAGTTCCGCCATTTGCTGTTCATGATTACTTGCCTCCTTCATGGATTGTAATGAGCAGGCCAGCCCGGTACAGGACTGTCAGGGTCCGATAAAAGTCGTAACTCCCGCCTGCCGGGGTATCCAGCAGACCAGCATCAACCGCTGCGTCAATGGCCGGCTGTGCCCAGGCTGGTGGTTTCAGCATGGACGATTTGTCCTTCAGTCCTTTAATCTCTCCGGCCTGCTGCAGTGCCTGATCCTTAAGTATATCCTTACTCTTGGTCAGGCCAGCCACAACATCCTTCAGCTCCTTAACCTCAGATCGCAGCGCGGCAAGCTCCTGTTTTTCTGCTTGGGACAATTCGTCCGCCTCCTCTTGTAATTTATCTATAACGGCATACGCTGCAGCAGTCTGAGCCGGTGTCGGCTGGGCCCCTGCCAGCAGCTTGGTAATCGACAGGCCAAAGCTCATCTGAAAATGAGGATAGTCCTTAAAACTCATCCAGTCTCCTCCCCATTCAAACCCGAGCGCCTTAGCCTGCTGTGCAACCTCCTGCCAATCGGCAATGCCATCCTTGTCGCCGTCACGCTTCATATCCCAGGACGCACTGTATCCGTCCGGCAGCAGCAGTGCAAAATCAACAGCCAGCCCATAGTTATGATAGCTGTAACCGCCCCGGGCATTTGTAACGATGCTGCCCGGCTTCGTGCGGCCCTGCGCATAGAGCCCGTCCTGCTCAGCCTTGGACCGGTACCCTTGTGTAATGATGATCTGAACTCCCCGAGCGTAGCTGCGCTCAATAAGTGCTACAGCAGCTGCCACAACCACCGGGTGCAGATCAACAAGCCGGGCCTGTGATTTAAGCTTTACTTGAGCCAGTGTCAGCATTTATTTCCGCCCCTTCCGTTCAAAAAACAGCGACAAGTCCCTGCCCTGCACCAATACGGCCAAAGCAATCAGGGTTACTGTCGTGCCGATCACACCGATTGTCCAGCCCCAATCCTGCAGCAATCGGAAGTAGTGGCCACTCCATCCCTCGGTTTTACCAAGCCGTATTACAAATCCCAGCAGCCGCTCCAGAGCGTAGGCCGTAAACATCAGCATGCCGAGCACCAGCCCCATACCTACCACACCTTGACGATATTTTTTTCGAAAATATACATGCATGGATGCCGTGATATAAACGATGCAGATCAGCGATAACGCATAGCCGATTAAAGTAATAGTGTCGTTAGCGCGCATATTGCTTCCCCTCTTTCTGTGTACTGTGGTCATAAATAAAAGCGCCGGCGAAGCCATTGGACCGCACGACCTCCTTGTGCCGCTCGTCCAGATCGTCAAACCGGCGTACCGTCCAGCGCACCTCCTGGTCCTTCTCTTCCAGCTCGGCCTCTTTCCGCTTAACGGCCGGAATCTTGCGTAAGATATCAAACAGGCTGATACGCAACACCTTAACCACCTCCATCCTGATCACCCGGGCCGCCCGGCAGCTCCGCGGGCTTCATATTCTTCATGACCTCACTGCTCCGCTCTAAGGCATTGATCGCGGATAATGCTTTCTCTATAGCCTCATCCCGCTGCCGTTCTGCCTTCTCCAGTGACTTCCCCGGCACTAGCTTTCCCAGCACTAGCCAACGGCCAATAACCACCAACAGCAGCGCCTCACCCAGCGCAAACACCCAGCCAATACCGTACTTATCAGCCAGCGATAGGGCGTCTGCTAAGCTTGGTACATCCATACTCCCCGCCCCTTTCTCTATGTGATGTATATAAAAAGACACGCCCCGGGGAGCGTGCCTGGATTTTGTAGCAAAATAAAAACCGCCTCGGTGGGCGGCTCAGATCTGTTGCGCAGTATTCTCCTTACTTGAACCAATAGTACCCGCGCCAATATAGCAGATCACCAGCGCTAAAGTTAGTCGGATCATCAACCAAGATATTTGTATAACTCTTGCCATAAGTACCGTACGAAAAGGTTGCTGACAGTGCTGATGTATCCGTCAAATACTCTCGATCACCCAATCCATAGGAATTGTCAAAAAACACGGTCAATAGTTCGCCTGTATTTTTACGCAATATCCTTGTGTCAGACATCGGGTAAGCTGACTTGGCGCCGCTGTCCGAATTTATATTTGTCGCTATCCAAGATTCATCCGCACTGTCTAAATATTTCACTGATTCATAAAAACCAACCGTCTGCATTGCGTAGTAAGTTTTGATTTCAACAGCTTCCAGACAATGAATTGTGCCGTGCACGTCCAACTTCGTACCCTTGATAGTGTATTTTATGCGCTCCTGGATAACGTACCGTTGGTTGGTGTGAGTATTATATGCTTCAATATCGTTGATAACGATGATTTCAATCATGCCGCCAGTGTAGGTCCCGTCTGTCGTTTTTTCCACGCCATCAACAAATAGCCGCACTTTGCTGGTTCTTGCGGTCGGTTCCCCGCCAGCTCCAGCCGTACCATGCGCCCCGCCTGTCCACTCATCACCAACAATCGGGCTATCCCCACCACTTAAAGCTCTTACCTTATAAGGGCTAACCCAATCCGTGCCTGTTGTATAGAACACGGCGCTTTTGTTTATGATCGGATCAGCAGTGCTGTTGGACGACTTGTAGATGGTTTGGATACTCACAATGTTATTGATCGCATACGGGGCAAAACCAAATGTGTAATCCTCAGCAGCACTTCGTTTGCCAGCAACATCAAAAGTACGGGCAGTGAAGTTCGCGTTAACGACATTGTTAAAAGAGTTCCCGCTCCCCGCTGTTGCGATATGGTAGTTTACCGGATCAACATAAAATCCGAATAAGGCAGAGTTCCCGATATCAAGTCTATCGTTTGGTATTTTGGAGTAATCCACTACAAGTTCTACCAGTTCGTCGTATCCGTTATTTGATGCCAGAGTCAATTTAGTAATCCCGGCTGCATTGATAGGATATGTCTCTCGCTGAGCCTTGAATAGAGCATATTTCATGGCGGAGTTATCGCTTTCCCAGGCTTCAACAAGGACCATATTTCCGAATGTTGCTTGATTTTTGCCAATGTAGCGAATTTTGTATATCGTATTGGCTTGAGCGTTGTGGATTTTTGTCTCAAGGATTGCTTGCTTGATGGTAGTCAATAACAGGTTAGGATCATAGTTGGCAGCTGGCTGTTTGAGAGGGAAATACACCGACCCCTCGCCCTCTGTACCCATCGTTAAACAGGATGGATGTATGCGATTGTTCCCCCATCCGTTTCCTGCAAGGTCTAACCTCCCGGGTTGATTTGATCCAATAACCGAATAATCCAGCGTCAGATATATGATTTCGTCGCCTTTCTCGGCAAGCAATCTCAATGTACTTACTCCGGAGTCATCAATTGGATATTGCCGATTTTCGAGCTTGAACAAATCGTACTTTTTGGTATTTGTGGTCCGATCATATGCCTCAATTAATACTGCATCTCCGTATGTTGTCTGGTTTTTCCCGATGTAGCGAACACTGTAGTCGGTATTTGGGGCTGCATTTAATACCTGAATATCAAGAATGGCATTTTGAATTTCGGCTAATGCAGCAGCGCTAGGGCTTGACCCAGGGGAATCGCTCAACTTATACAGTGGATAGTCCGCTCCTCGGTTTTTAAACAGGCCCCGGTCAACTATCTTATGATTCGTGATTGAATCATCGGCAATACCTGTACTTTGGTACTGCCCCCCGTCTGCCCATGTACTGCCGCTCCAGTAATACCAATGACCCGTATCAAGTGTAAGCATTACCCCGTCCGTCCCACTCGGGTAAGCTGCTTGCAAAGCTGCTAAATTGGTATAGGTCCCTTTTGGTGCTCCACTAACAATAGCGGCCAGTTGGCTATCGACAAAAGATTGATCGGCTTTTAATGCGACTTCGGCTTTACTGGCCTTCTCATTAGCTAGAGCATTGACCTCCGTTTTGTCTGCTTTCGCTTCGTCGATGGCACTGATCTGCTCCGCAGTTTCCGCCAACTGCGTACTAAGGTTCACGACATCAGAGTCAATCCGGGCCTTGAGACTGGGGTGCTCTACTCCTTCAACGTCGATAGCTGCCTGCGCTGCAGCAATGCTACTGTCACCGTTAAGAACCGCAGTATCAAGCTGCTGTTTAACACTGTCTACTGCAGTCTTCAGGTCCGCAGCACCGACAACGGGTCCAGCGTATGTGATGTGTTCTGCAGCGTGAGCTGTGGCCGAATCCTTGTGCTGGGTTACCTCGGCCTGGATTCCTTCTGACACTCCGGTTGCAGCATCAACATCTTCCTGGACTGCATCAAATCCCGCCTCGATATTTTGGTATGTCTCACTGATCGGCTCCTGGCCCGGTAGATCCATGTACCGGTTCGGCATGTTTCTCAGCTCCTTTCTTCTGGATTGCAGCAGCTCGGAAGTTCAACCGACTCTCTATACCCTCTTGTACACCTTTTAGGATAGCATCCGCATTATGAGGTCCGTTTGTCTGAAGCAGAGCGTCTATAACCGCTAGTGCCTCTAATACAGGGTTCCGAGGGTCTACCTCACAATGTAGTACTGTTGTAACGATCGCCATTTTACAAGTCTCCCTCCTCAAAAATAACGAACGGCAAGCCGAATCCATTTAAGTTCCAGGTCGATCCACACGTTGCGCATTCCGCCTTGTCTTCTGGTTGTGGCTTCGGCTGAGGATCGATAGGAATGGCTTTCAGCAGCATTGTGTCAACTATACGTTCATATGGATCAGTGTCTGCAGGCAGTCTAAACACAGGGGTACTGCATCCGCGACAACACAAAATAGGCCGTTCAAAAGATTGGCCTCTAAAGGTGAACATACCTCTCACTCCGTTTCTGCAAAATAAAAAGCCCCGCCTTATAGGCGAGACTTGATATTTTAAGTGCTATTACTGTTGTAGTGCGTTTAATTGATCTTTCAAATCTTGTAATTCATTTTCAAGTTGTTGTAATTGACCAGTTGCTCTCTCAAGTGCAGTCTGCCACATTGGTATAGATGAAGAGTTGGGATTTTCTCTAATCATTGATTCCCATGTGTTTATGTTGACTTCCTTGAATAGATTTATTGCTTCCTGCTTCTTATCAATAGCCGTAATCAATTCATCCTTACTCATGGCTCCCTGCGTTGTAGGGGGCGTTGTCGATGGTTGATTAATTTCAACAGGATCAGAAATGTTAGTAGGCAGGGGTGATGTAGCAGTGTCTTTCATGATAATCTCCTTCCCGCTGACTGATAAATCTACTCCGGCAGCCTCAGCTACAGCTCTTACTGGAGCGTAGGCAGTGCCGTTTATAATAACTGCATCTGCAATTTTCACACCATCTTTTTTCACTGAGAATAAACCTTGTACTTTTTGCCCGACTAAACTTGAAGATGCAGCAAAGGCCGATGCTCCAACAAACAAGGACAACGACAACAGAGCAGCAGTTGCGATTTTTTTCAAGATTAACGCCTCCGAATGGTAGATTTACCCTATCATACCATTACGTCAAGAAACTGTGAAGGTTCCGCCGCCGCCTGAAGAAGTTGCCGGATTATGGACGTGGCTCGGTATAGTTACCGAGTGAGAATGTGAAACGTTCGCTTTGTCAGATAGCGCTATCCAGATTGCATCTAACTCTCCTTGAAGAGTAACCCCTGTGCTGCTATTGCGTATTCTCGACCACGATTCAAAATTAACATACCCTGTAGCAGCCGTGATATTTACGTTATTTCCGATAAGCACAAGGTTTGTATACGCCGATAGAGCCAACCCTACACCTGGCGAATTGTAGATAGTTGATTCATTCCCATTCGCCAGCAACTGAATTTTGCTTACCCCTCCATCGAACGCCGGTATTCGTATTCCGTTGTTCTCATCTGCATAAACCCCAAATGCTATTGAGCTCGGATCAATTATTACATTAGGCCATACACCGGGATCACCCGTCCTGAAGACAGACCCGATAACCGTCCCCCCTCTGAGTTCCCCAGTAAAAGTCCCATTTACACCTTGTAGGGTACCCGTAAAAGTGCCCCCAACGGCTGAAAGGTCTCCGGTAAACACACCATCAACCCCTTGCAAGGTCCCAGTAAAGGTCCCCCCTACTGCCAAAAGATCACCACTGAATATCCCATCAGCTGCTTCAAGGGTGCCATCGAATTTAAATCTTCGACTCAAGATATCAAACCAAAGGGCTCGCTGCCCTTCGTCATCGTAAAAACTTAATTCGTCTGCATTCAAGATTGAATAGGCGCCGGCGTCGGTTTGAATTCTTACTCCTTCTTCACGAGTCGCTGTAAAACCGTAGTAGCGTTTGCCTTCTTTCAATGATGTCTTATCCAGGTTATTAACTGCCTCTGCCAATGTGCCCGGAACAACAAATTCGCTTTGCTGCTCGGATATTGAGGGAGCTTCTACCTTGAGTGCGATACCGCCTTTAAAGCTCAGTGTAGAGTGGAGGATATAGGACTCATACTGTGCAATCCCGGTCCAAGGTAAATCGGTATCTTCCCAAGCAGTGATTGTCTCCATCCAGCTTGAGCCCTCATACAAACCAAAACCTATCCTATCCCCGATATCCAGTTGAGGGAAGCCCCGAGAGTCCATTTCATAGGGTAGGTAGATAACGCCGCTCAGAGAGGCTTGTAGGGCGTTCACAATACCCTGTGTAACAAATGGATTATCAAGGTATATAGTGTGATTCTCGTCTCCGGTCCCGGCCTCATACACTAAATCATCCTCAGTGTCATACGTAACTACTACCCTACTGAATGATTTGAGAGGATTGGTCTGTTTGGCCCGGATGTAATCGGACTGAGTGTAGTTAAACACCGGTGATTCCGACACAAAGCGTTTCATCCTGAGTACTCCGTCTTTGCCGACAAACAGCGAGCCGCAGTTTGCTCCTGCGATGTAAGCCAGCACTTGCCGCATGCTGTAGCCTGTAGGAGCCACTGATGCCATATAAGTCGGGTTAATAACCACGCTGCTGTTATAGGTGTATCCTAGCCGGCTGCATATCTCGTCAAAGACTGCCTGCTGCGTCGTCGGATATGTCAGTGACGAGATATACGGCTGATCAGCAAACACCAGCTTGTCATAACAGTAATAGGTCCAGACATCATTTACCTTCTCGCGGATATCCACATGAAATTCACCCAGTGGTAACCACTCCGTATTTCCGCCAATCCAAGGATATGGGTTGTCTTCCCATGCTATATTCGCTTCCTGCCAGGTCATACGAGCAAGAGACAGGGAGATATACGGAATGATACGGGCATTGGCTGGAATCTCCTCAGTTGCCCGCAGCCGAATCGTCAGCTTTGCTGGAATGGCAGTGCCTATCTCAAACTCGCTGTTACTGACAATGCTGCTTTCTATCTGAAAATCTACGATTTTGGAACTATCATATTGCGTGTCAACAACTAGGGCTTTGACCAGAAACTCATGATCAAATCCTCGTAAGTAATCTGCATAAATGCTTGATATAGGGTACATAGCATCACGTCTCCGTAAGGGTGCACTTCAATCCTTCCCACCAGACCACCCCATTCTTCTCGAAAGCCATTGGTGCTGTGCGATCACCAACATACATAGATTTTGTCACATATGTTCCAGCCATCGGATCGGGATAATATAACTGGAAGGTTACACCTGACATCTGTTTCAGTAACGCAGATATTTTTGGCATAGGAATAGGAGGCCACTCTACTTGAATTTGCCGTTTCACCGCTACTCTATCCCTATTTAGCACACCATTTGAAGTCCGTACAGTGGTCTCTGCATTATCCAAATCAAGTATTGTTGGCTGAAAGATAGAAGGGCTTGCTGCAATCCTTACGCCATTTATTCTTATATCCAGCACAGCTAACCTCCTTTCCGCCTAAATAACAAAGATTGATTTGCCTGTCTGACGTTGGATTTGATTAGCTCCTTTAGCAACTGCTCGGGCGAGTTCAGAAGCCCCCACCTGTAAGACTACATCCCCGCCGGACGTTTTAACCGTGCGAATCAGTTCCTGAATAGAGGAAACAACATCACGATTATCCCCGGTGTTCAACATGCTTTGTAGTTCGGATAATGGAGCCACAACCTCAGGATTAGATGCCGCCCCGCGGTTATCACCGACCATAGCAAGGGTTGGTCCGTAAGCCAGACCGCCCTTAGCCAGCTTCGGTATTTCCTTTATGTTGACGCCAAAGTTCCCGCCACCCAGAAAGTCAGGCATGTCTAATTGAATTTTATTCAGTCCTTTAATGACGGCGTTAATCATGTCAATGATCAGGTTGAGTGGCAGTTTCACAATACCAACCAGGGAATCAAATACTCCTTTGAATATGCCCTTGATACCATCCCAGGCTTTCCGCCAATTTCCGGTGAAAACTCCCGTTATAAAATCAAGCACTCCAACCAAAGTATCTTTCAGACCGGTGATTATTGTGCCAATAGTTTTAAATACGGTTGTAAATATATCCAACAGCACTCCACCAACAAACTCCACAACTGGCTTCAATACATTTTTCCATAGGAAAGTGATGACGGTGATCAGGGATTCAAAGACAACCTTCACCGTGCCCGCCAAGAATGAAACCAATGGGACAAATACATTCTTCCAAAGGAACGTGAGCACTGCAGACACAGCCTCAACCGCCGGCTTGAATAGATCGGCAAGTGCCTTGCCCAGTGGAACCAGTACGTTCGTCCAGAAGGATTTCGCGATATCTGCGACTACCTTGAAGGCAACTCCCAGGACATCAGCTAGCACTTTTGCTAATGGGACGATTACCTCTTTCCAGAACCAGAGCAAAAAATTGCCCAGTGGTTTAAGAACGCTGTTCCATAGGAAAAGCGCTGCTGTCTTCACGGCATCCCAAGCCTTTGGCATCGCATCAGCCAGCCAAGCAGCAAAGGGCTTCAGGACATTATCCCAGAGCCACACAGCCACATCAGCGACCACCTTCCATGCTTTGGGCAGTACATCTGCAAGCCATTTACCAAAGGGTACGAGCACATTGTCCCAGACAGCAGAAGCAGCTGCCGCGACAGCCTCCCATGCCTTCGGCAATTGAGCCATCAACCATTGCCCGAAAGGAACCATGACATTCTGCCACAGATCGACAGCGACATCTTTGATACGTTGTAAGATGTTCTGTACTGTGTTGCGGAATTGTTCGTTCGTCCGGTAAAAGTAGACGAACGCTCCGACCAGAGCTCCGATCGCAGCGACAGCCAGTACAACAGGCCACGATATTCCTGACAATACGGCCATGATTGCTTTGCCAGCTGCCTGCATAGAGGCGACTGCACTGCCCCACTTGGTAGCAATCCAAAAGCCTGCAAATGCCGCAGCCAGACCAGATAAAGCAGCAATGATGATGTCCTTGTTATCTACAATAACTTTCTTCATCGTAACGAATGCTTCTTTCACCTTCGCCGCCATCGCCTTTGCCTTATCAGACACATCAATCATGCTGGCACCTACCGCACCAAAGGCGCCGCCCCCAACATCAGCGTTCATTGATGCCGGATCGATTAGAGCTTCATCTGCATCGCCAGATCCGGAGGCTGATGATTTTTCTCCAACTAGATTGAGTTGGTCAAATCCTGCAACTGACTTCTGTGCCTTTTTGCCGGCTTCCTTCGCTGCGTCACCAGCAGCTGTGGCTTTATCAGCAGCATCACCATAAGCGCTGCCGATACCACTTATGGCATCTGCTTGAGCTGTCGCTGCCTTTACTTGGCCGTTGCCACCGAATAGCGCTGTTGTAAACTGCGCAACAAAATTCATTGCTGTCGCTAAAGCGGAAGCCAAACGGGTCAATGCTGGCAGTATGAAATTATAAATCGGCAAAAAGGCCTGCCCGAGAGCAAGCCTTGTATTTTTTAGTTGGGCCACAAATACCGCCTGCCGGTAGGCAGTGTTATCTGCAACTGTTGTACCGTATTTCGTCGTGGCCTGCTCCAGGATCGCCATGAGCCGGATGGTCTGCTGCGTCTGGAAATCAATCTGATCCCAACTGCGGCCGTTCGCAAACTGTTGGAATGCCCTGGTCGATTCCAGCAAGGCGACATTCACGTTTATCCCTAGATCCTCGATAGCCTCGGTATTACCCAAGAGACCAGAACGGATACGTTCCATCGTATCTTCCATGGTCCTGCCGGTTGCCGCAGCTACAGTTGCTGACGCCTGCAGCAATGCCTGGGTGCGCTGAGTAGTTTCGGTCGTTGTGGCTGAGAACCCGGCAATCAGATTGGAATATACAGCAGCATATTTGGTTATCTCCAGGGTGGACATTCCCAGAGTCTTCTCATTTTCCTTCGCCCACTTTTGGAATGCACCAGCATTGCTTCCCAGCGTACGATTAATTTGCATGATCGCCGCCTCAAACTGCATGGCATCCTTAAGGGCACTACCAATAGCAAATCCAGCTCCGATGCCTGCCAGTAGCGCCCCGATACCCTGGACTGTTTTGGCTACACTGCTTTTAAAATTGTTCAGATCCCGCTGAGCCTGCCGGGTCGCTGTTCTTAAAGCCGAGAAGTCAGCTCCTGCCCGTATCAGTAGGTTTTTAACAACTGCCATTCATTCACCCGCTTGTTCCGCCGAAAGCAGCGTTCAGATTTTTAACCATAGCCAGCATTTGCTCATCGGTTTGTTGTGGCTGCTGCTGGGTCTTCTTCAGTACTTCCTTGAGTGAAGGCATTCGCTTAATTCGGTGCCAATAGGCATTCAGGTAAGCATTTATGAGTAACTCTTCACTATTTGCTGACCTTCGTTTGTTGTAGGACTCAATGTGTAAATTGAGTTCATGCGGTGTCATCTCATCGTAATCCGCTATACGTATGCCGATATCAATTGCAGCTTTTAAGGATTCTTGCCAGTCCCACTTGCCGGCAGCTCCGCCGGCGCTCCCGGGTTTCCCTCCGGTACCACGAATCCACCGAAAGCGATATTCAATGCTTCAGTCATTTTTTCAGTAATGTGTACGTAGTTGGGAGCCTGATCCAATAAATCTTCCATCATGCCCAGCTCCAGCGTTTCCCCGTGCTTTTTTGCATCAGACAGCAAACCGTAATAGATGTACTTCTCCAGCTCTTCCAGATCAATGTTGTCGATGTCGATGTTTTCGATTGTTGATCCAGTATCAGCCAGCATTTTTTTAATCGCCTTATGCCCATAACGCAGCTCGCGTGGCCGATCCAGGTTAATCATTACCACATCGTTTTTATCTTCAGTGCTCATTAATAATTCCTCCCATGCAAAAAGGCCGGATCAGGTCCGGCCCTGCAGTATTGTTATTAAGGCGCGATAACCAAACTCGGCTTTCCGGATACTTTGATGGTTGATTCAAAACTCACCAACTCCTCCAGCTCAGCTCCGGTACTAAACCCCGTCACAACTCCATTAAATTCCCAACTCGCACTAAGCTCTGCCGGGAAAACAATTTTGAAAGCTCTGGTATCGCCGGCTTCAAATGCAGTGTCCATCGCCACCTGACCTTCATCGTCCGGTTCAAGATACCCGGACAAGGATACCTCGCCGCCATCTTTAAATCCACCAGTGAAAGTCCGGTACCCACCGTCGCTGTCCAGTGTGGTCGTGTCCAAAGTGTCTGCCGTTTTCTCAATGCCGCCGATGGATGTTAATCCACCAACTGGGACAGTGCCGATCAGCAACTTTGTGCCGACTGCGCGTTTTGCCAAAGTAATCTCCTCCTTCAGTAATAAACTACAACGTCGATCACGCTGCGGAATGCCTTAATTGCATCCTCAAACAATTCCGCAGGCGGCTCATAAGTTAGTTCACTGATAAAAGGACCATCAACACCGATGACCCTTCGTTCAAAGCTTATAAGTTTTTCAATAGTGGATTCGGTGAATTGCTTCATGTCCGAATACCTTGTCGCTACAATGTTGAGTTCCAAGGGCACTCTCCGGCTATCCTTATACCCATCCAGGTCCTTATCTTTAAGGCCGGCACTGGACAAATAGACGATATAGGGAATAACCTTCTCCGGGGCCTCTCCGGGATAAACTTTGCCTGAAAGGCCCGATATACTGGAAAGTTCATGGACGAGAGCTTGCTCGAAATTCATGTTTATCACCTCGTATTTAGCGCCCTTTCCGCTTCCCTACGGCCCACATCTATCATTGTTCGTTCAATTTCACGCTCATGTTCCGTAATAGATCGTTTTAAGAAGCGATACCCGGGAATGTACTTGCCAGTTTCAGTTATCCAACCATATTCTTGTGATGCTGGATAGTAAGAACGGTTGCCAGCCTTAGACATCTTTACAAAGAGATCGTTTTTGGCAGGATCGATCATGATATCGTAGACCTTCTTCCCGACCTTCACCCTACGCTCTGCCTTCATGACAATTGCGCCCTTTAGGTTACCTTCATCCACCGGAGCATTGCGTTTGGCTGCTTTAAGAGGAATGCGGGCTCCCGCCTTGGCGGATTTGGTAGCGACTGTCTGCGGCACTTTCCCAAGCCTTTTGAATGCTTTTTCAAGTTCTCGCATTCCTACGATTTCCGAGCTTCTTCTCGCCATTATTGTCGCTCCTTGCACATCAGTTGCAGTTCGCGTCGGTCGTAATCAGGCTGTATGGTGTACAGGATTTCGAATTCTTGGTTTTTGTATTTGACCATCATCGTCCTGTCAATCCCCGAGCGATCCCTGATGACCACCCTCGTTGTTACATCCGCATTAACCTGAGCAGCTGTAAGGCGGTCACGCCCATTCAACGGATGAATGCCGGCCCAGACCTTGCAAACCTCCGGCCACACGTCCAGGGGTTCGCCGTAAGAGTCTTTTTCATCTGGGCCAGGCGGCCGTAGGATGGATATGCGTCTGTTGAGCTTTCCCGCTTCCATCAGTACCACGTCCGATCCATATCGAGTAGAGCATCCACAGCAAAGGGCGGTTTCTCCCGTTTCTTCTCTGTGGAGGCTTCCCGGTTCTCATACCAGTGACCAATAAGCATTAGAATTGCATGCTTGGTCTTCTTAGGGACTGCTGCGGGAATCAATCCAGAGTTGAACTGGATCTGTACCGGAAATTTATTCTCGACGGAAAGGGCGGGGTACTTATAGGTGCTTACCAGTTCCAAAGTAGCCTTGGAATTGTCCGAGTAAAGATAATAATCAGCCGCGGCCAACTCGACTGTCTGCCCCTCCCTATCAGTAACAATAACCGATAGGATTTCCTGACAAGGAGGCGGCAGCCGGAATGATCGAGCATCAGCAGCATATAATTCAAAGGTTCGGACGGCTAGTTTCTTCCACTGTCTATCTTCTGCATACTCCCGTGCAACTGATATCAGCGTGGTGATCAAGCCATCTTCATCAGTTTCATCCGATTCAAGCCTGAGGTGCCTCTTTGCTTCCGCCAGTGTCACCGGCTCCTCCGTCGGCTCCGTTATCTGCTGCAGCAGCATCCGTATCACCCGCTTTCAACGCGCCCTCCGCTTCTTCAGCAGCGTCCTTGCCTTTGACCCGGTCGCCGTTGGAGAGTTCGTAAGTGCCTCCCCCTACATGCTTCGGCCATTCATCACTGTCCGGAAGCTTGGCCGCTTCTTTGCCAATAACATCAGCAGCCCGCAGCACTTCCTCCCGCTCCTTATCAGCTTCAATGGTGCTGCCGATCTTTACGAGCTTCCCGGTCTCCGCGTCATAGAACTCATTTGTCACGATGAATGATTTGGTCATCAATGTTCCTCCTTTGGGGGCCATTGCAGCCCCCGGTTATTGGTTAGGCCTGTGGCACGTCCAAGATTACGTAAGGGCTGACCTGCGTCACGCCGTCTTCCAGCGTCAGCGGGGAAATAACCCAAGGCTTGCCGTCAACGTTCCAGAAGGCCTTGATGACAGTCTTATTCGAACGGAACAGAACGTGCTCGGAAGCATCCACATAAGGGCCGGAGCCGTCTTTAATCAGGTAGTACATGAAATCAACCAACTGCAGGTCTCCTTTGGTGCCGAGTGGCTTCGTGCGGCCTGTGAACTGGATCGGGATGCCGGCCAGTGTGGAAGGGATGCCGCGAGTTGCGTCGCCCTGGATGAAGATATAGCGTCCAGCAGGATCCTGCATAGTCATCAGCTGCGGGAGGGTCGATTGGTGAGCAACCCAAGCAGCATTGCCTACCGATTCCGGCAGCAACTTGGCGAGCATGTTAACCACATCAATGTATTTGATCTGGTTTGCAGTGGAACGTTTTACTGCCAGTGCGCCCGCTGCGTTCAGGACACCCAGTGGTTTACCTGTACCGTTACCAGTCAGGAAGGCAATATCCTCGGCTGCAATCATAGCGCGCTCAAGCAAAGTGCGGATGAATGCATCAGCTGCCTGCCAGTTGCGCAGAAGCTTGTCTGTTACAACGGTTGTTGCCGCAACCTCGTGAGGCTGCAGAGTTACTTCTTCCAGATCAGCGTCAGTCTCAGGCTTATTGCCACCTTCTTCGATCCACGTCACGTTCACACCACCAAATACGCCATTGGAGCCTTGCGTCAGGGCTGGGATAGTGATCTTGGAGTCAGGCGGTTCACCTGCTGGCAGGACGGTCGCGCGCGGCCGCACAATCGCTGTAGGTGCTGCCAACTGCAGGACAGTGTCGGGGCGGAACTGCGTCGGCAGGAAGCCACCCGCTCCAGTTTCACCACCCAGGGTCCATTCGTTGCGGAAAGAGAAGAGTTGGTCACGGAACGCTTCAGGAACTTGGCGGCCGCCTCCCTGTCCTTCGCCTGCCTTCAATGCATTGATTCTACCCTTAGGGTCGCCGAACCGCAGAGCATTGAACATTTCACCAAGGCTGGAGAATCCGCCATCGTCTTTTTTAGTGGGCTGCACAGGGTTACCACCAAGCGCTGCTGCAGATGGGCGGTATGGCTTAGTCACATCGTCCAGTTGCTTTTCTCTGGAAGCTACGGCTTCTTCACGGATAATTTGTTTATCCAGAGCAACGATGCGAGCTTCAAAGCTTTCGAACTCCGTTTCCTCTTCGGCAGTGAAGTCGCGCTTCTCTGATTTCGCTTTGTCCAACAAGGCGCGCTGCTGGGTGATTTGCCCAGCTCTGTCCTGCAGCATCTCCTGCAGTGTTGGTGCAGCAGTACCAGCGAAGAGCTGAAGATCAATCTTGTATTTCCGGGATTTGATAGTCATATGATTAAAACCTCCGATTTTCATGGGATTGTGTAATGCGTTCAAATAGGGCCAGTGGCGTCCGCAGCAGCTCCTCATCCTCTTTCGAGGCTGGTGTAGGCGGAGCAGTTTCTTCTGTTTCCTCAGTGACCTCCAACGTCAAAGGAGGCTCAGGTGGTACGACAGCAACAAGTTCAGGGGCGTTTCTGTACTGTTTCAGGTCCATTGCCTGCCCGTTGATGGTTAGAGCTCCGTTGCGGACAGCTGCGGCAATTTGCTTGGATTGCTCAATTTCGTCTGCAAAACCCAGCTCAACTGCACGTTCTGCTGAAAGCCAGGTCTCAGCCTCCAACATCGCAATCAGTTCATTCCTATCCATGCCAGATTTGTCTTGGTAGGCGGCAATGAGAGTTTCCTGCGCTGCATCAAGGTCGTCTGCCATCTTGCGGAAGTCTCTGGCGTTACCCAGGGCGATTGTCCACGGACTGTGAATCATCATCATGGAGTTCCGGGGCATGTACACCGTATCTCCCGCCATAGCGATCACAGAGGCGATACTGGCAGCAATGCCGTCGATGTAGACATTGACGTGAGCCTTATGGCGCTTCAGCATGCTATGAATGGCTTGCCCGGCAAACACATCGCCTCCATCACTGTTGATGAAGACATTAAGCACCGAGATATCCCCAAGTCCATCCAGTTCGTTTTTAAAATTCACTGGTGTGATTTCATCGCCCCACCAGCTCTCCGACTCGATGATTCCATAGAGCAGCAGATCCCCTGCCCCTTCACCGGCAGCACGAAAAGACCAAAACTTGGTCCGCTCTTTGGCGGCAGGTTTGGCCTCAGCTCTTATATATTTGGTTGTCGTCATTATGTTGTATCACCTCCTTCCGGTGCAGCTTTACCGCTAACCGCTCTGTCCACGGTTATCATGTTGCCATTGACCAGATAAGCCTTTCCGCTACCATCCGGTGCAGGATTACGATCTTCAATCTCATTCCAATCATCACCGTTGATGATTCCGTTCTGCCGCTGGATAGCCAACCCCTCTTGACGGCTCTTGTAGTCGCCTCGGAGGATGCCATCCGCATTGAACTTCACATAATACCCCGCCTTCCTTTCCGCTGGCGTGAACAGCTTCCAGTTGGCTGTCTGCTCGATTCGAGTAAGGTACGGCATTAGTGTATGCATGACGAATTCAATGCCTTGATGCTCAATATTGTTGTTCGTGCTTCGCTCAAGGTTGGCGATCATGTGCGGCGGCACACGAAATAAACCGCATATTTCATCACGGTTAAGTTTTCGTGTTTCAATGAATTGGGCATCAACAAATGGCATCGGAATCCGAGAAAACTTCATGCCTTCTTCCAGAATCATTGGCTTCCATGAGTTGCCCAAGCCAACGCCCTTTTCGTCCATCCATTCTTTCAGTCGGGTGTAGGCAGGCTCACTTAATGCCTGAGGGTGCTCCAAAACTCCACCAATGTTCATCCCGTTTTTATAAAAATGCGACGTAAATTGTGATGCGGACATTCCCATTGAGACAGCTTCAGCAGCCATTCGGATAGGCGAATAACCTATGATTCCATCAAACCCAAACCCAGGCACATGGAAGATGCGCTCCGCTGGGTATATCCCATCGCCTGCTACTTGGTACTCGATAGCATTGGTGACGAGATTTCTTTTGGGTAAGCATTCATCCCAAGGAATTGGATATATGTCCGATACCTGGCCGCGTCGATTAACCGTGAGTGCTGAATAGCAGTTTCCTGAAGTGGCCAACTGCCCAACCTGCGCCTCTCTCCATGATTGAGAGGTCATCTCGTTGTTCGGCTTGTCGTGCAGCAGCTCAAATACCGGATGAGTATCCACTTTGTCCTTACCGCCTCCTGGGCGCTTCTTGTAGACAAAGAGTGGAAGGGCCCCTACACCTTCAGCGAGGACTCTGACGCAAGAGAACACGGTGATGAACTTCATAGCCTGCGCTTCTGACACGGAATCACCCGGAGATGCTTGGCCGCCGTACAGCCGCTTGCGGATGTCATTTGTGAAATCCTCCATGGAGTATTCCTTTTGGGCCAATATTCTTGAAAATACGCCCATCAGTTACCCCTCCCTTGCTTTTTGGCGGGCTGACCCAACCAGAGCAGCAGCGCTCCGCCGATAATGAATGCTGCCGGCGGATAAATCATCCATATACCCGAACAGCACGACAAAAAGCCCGCGATTAGGCAAGCCTCCCGGACGGTATCTTCTCGGATTTTTGGTTTTCTCACAGTGAGCGTGGCCCCCTCTTCTCATATATTGATGTTTTGTCCTCATGGACGATGCAACGGGCCAACGCATTGATCGTTGCTGCCACGCCGTCGATACGTCCGCTGGATTTCTTCTTAGAAGGCGCCACGTTCTCGTTTTCGTCCATCCGGACAACCGTATTGTCTACCATCCAGCGCAGCACCGGGTTGCCGCCGTGTATCAGCCGCTTGGATACGGCCAGTTTCTCGAACTCCTGAGTAGCTTCAGAAAGATTTTTGAGTGTCTGGCTCATCTCGACCATTGTAAACCCATCGTCAGCCAACTCCAGTGCCGTCTGCGTAGCTCTCCACGGGTCAAAGGCAATCTCCTCGATCTTGTACATCCGGCCGAGATCATTGATAGTCTTGCGGATGAATCGGTAATCAATGGCGTTTCCGGGCGTCGTATAGACCAGATCCTCATCCACCCAGTTGGTGTAGAGCACCTTGTCTTTGCCTTCCTTCTCCAGCACAGCGTCCTCTGGTATCCAGAAGAACACCAGGACGATATATTCGCCGTCACTGTGATCCGGAGGGAAGACTAGGGCAAAGGCTGTGATATCCAGTTTGGTTGATAAGTCGAGCCCGCCGTAACATTTCCGGCCCTTCAGTTCCTCCAGCACGATATTTCCGGCAGAGGCGTCCCATTTGCTCAATGGGATCCACTTAACCGCGGCATTCGTCCATTTGTTCAAATCCTTGATTAGAAAGTTCACATAGGCCGTTGCCATCTGCTTCGCCTTGTTGGCCTGTTTGACCATATAGTCGAGCGCTTTGGACACCCCAAGGTTCGGATTGGCCTTCATCCAGGTTGCCGGGTCAAATACATCGTCGTCGTCATCTATGGTTGCGATGTACGCAAAGAAGGTCTCGTCCGGCTGTGTGCCTTTCAAGACCTTCATGGCATATTCTCGCAACTGATAACACGGACCGTTCTGATTAATCCCGGCCGTGGTGATTACATAGATCAACGGCTGCTCCCGGGCAGACGTACCGGACTCAATAACGTCATACATGGCTGATGTTTTGTGAGCGTGATACTCATCGATCAGCCCGCCGTGAACGTTCAGACCGTCCTGAGAGTCAGAATCGGCCCCCAATGGTTCGAATTTAGATCCTGTGTCGATTACGTGCAGGTTATTCTTGTAAACTCGGAATTTCTGCATCAGATCCGGCGAAGCTTTGACCATTCGAGCAGCTTCGTCAAAAGTGATCTTCGCCTGGTCCTTCTTCGTCGCGGCTGCGTACACCTCGGCGCCGTACTCTTCATCGGCAACCGTTAAATAGAGCCCTATGCCGGAAACCTTGGTCGATTTCCCATTCTTCCGGGGAATTTCCTCATAAACCGTCCGGAACCGGCGCAGTTGCGTCTTTTTATGAAGCCAGCCGAATATAGACCCGATGATGAACTGCTGCCACAACTGCAGCTCGAAGGATTGCCGTGCCCATTTTCCCTTGGAATGCCGCAAATACCCAAAGAATTCAAGTGCGTGTTCTGCTGCCAACTCATCATAGTAGTACTCAAATGTGCTGACATTCAGTTCAGAATCCCGCAGGTTGTCCAGATGCCGTTGACACGCCAGCCGGACCGGCTCAGCTGCCGGGATGTCACCGGAAAGAACCCGCTCCGCGTACTCACGTACCGGGCAGGTTGCGTCTTCTTGGTCCATTCAGGAACCCATCAAAGGTGGTTTTATCCTCTTTCGGCGGTCCGGCTCCGCCCGGCAGGATGTCTGGAGCTTCCATCCGTGCTCGCGCCGATGGCGACAGGCCGAATTCAGCACAGAACGCCTTAATCACCATAGACTCCTTCTGGATAACGGCGATCTCCGGCCGAGCTACGAAATTTGTGGCCCCCGCCTTATTGGTGTATTCATGGAACATCGTTTTCGCCCTCTTCAGCGATTTATGCGCTGCGACCAGCCGGCCGTATGATAAGCAGTATGCCTCAAACGTCCCGAGGTCCACTTTGGTCAGCAATCCCAGCCGGTACAACTCCGGCGCGAGCCGCCGCCATTCCTTTTTTGCCGTTGTATCCATGTAGCTCGGCGGATCCGGAATTGACGGCGGCGCGTTTGGCTTCGGTTCATTTTCCGGGGCCCGGTCTTTCCGGTATGTGCCCTGCAGCAGTTTAAGCTCTGACGGCTTCGTTTTCGGCCCCCTCTGGCCCATGTTAACCCCCCCTTATGAAAACTCGCCCTCGTTTTTTGCAAGAGGGCGCACGGTCTCCAAAATAAATATTTTCAAAGATTTTCCTCCCCCTCCCCCTACTTTTAGTAAGTGGGTCAGGCAGGCGGCGTCCGGGCCTCTCTCGGTGTAGCGGTGTTCGTTCCACTCTGTGGTGTTGCCTCTTCTCCCCTCCGGTGCGTGTGCTCTCTTATAGGAGTGTTAGTCTCTCTATGGGAGAGTGTAGCTGAGAGAGGGATATAGAAGGTCTAAGGCGGTGTGTCTATGATGATGAGAGTTACATCTGATGGATCAAAGATGGTGACCAGTTGCATGTTGGACGGGTTATCATGCAGTTCATCTATGATGAGTGGTGCAGGTTCAGTTGCCAAAGCCTCCATCCTCCTTTGCTGTCTTGATGTCATGGTGAAGCTTGCATAAGGGTTGCCAGTTGTTACGATCCCAGAACAGGCGCTTGTCTCCCTTATGTGGGATGATGTGATCGACTACTGTTGCTGCTGTGATCTCTCTCAGTTCCTCGCAGTGCACACACTCCGGGTTGTGTCGCAGGTACCTTTCGCGGGCTGCTCTCCACTTGTGGTTGTACCCTCTCTGGTAGGAGTTACCTCGCTGCTGGTCCTTGGCCTTGGCATGCTTGGTACAGTAGGTGCCGGACTCTATCAGTTCAGGGCAGCGTGGGTAAGAGCAGGGGCGTTTAATTTTCCCCGGCATCGCCAGTGTCTATCTGCAGCGTGATGAAATCCGATAGTGGGCGGTTTATCAACTCTCTTAATTTTTCAATGAATTCCTCAAGCCCGGATATATTGACATCCACATTAGCTGTCAGGCTGCCCACTGTTGAGCCCTGCACCTCTGCATTGCCTTCCACCTCAGCTATAGTCCAGGCAGGACGTTTAAAGTAATACTCCACGTTTCGCTTCGTGTGACTAACGCTGCCTTGTCGTTCACTGAAATCTTCCTGTGGTTCGACAGTCATTGTTTTGGTGATAGTGTACTGTTTGCCAAGCGCATCGAGTGCTTCCATGATTTTAAGAAGCTCGGTTTTATTCATTACAGTCTCTTTAAACATTGGCTTCATCCTTCTTTATTGGATTTGTAAATACAGGACCCCCGCACTCAGGGCATTTAATACCGTCCATTCTGACATCTCTGCCAACCTTACTCCATTCACATAGCATGCAGGTGCATTTAACTTTCATCGTACTCACCCTTCTGTACTAATAATCTTAAACGGACCACGCACGCCAGCACTGAAATTCTCTGCAGCCATCAGAGCTTCACGAACCCTTTCGTGTGGGTTCCCTTCACCAAGTCGTAGCGAACTGAACAGACTCCCCTTGGCCAGATCCTCACCGCAACCAACAGCCTCATATCTTTCAGTAGGCTTACCTACCTGGAAGTCATCTCCGATCATAAATAGTTCTCCTCGATAGCCGACCAAGAATGTGCCGCCGCTGTCTTCACCATTGTTGGTGCGAGCATAGCCGCCCTCCTTCAGGCAGCGCCGGACGGACTCGACAAACTCAGTCACCATGTATTCGTAGGTTTCCAGTCCTGGTTTATGATATGGAACCTCCAGTTTGAAGCGCAGTAATTGCCCCATCCTGAATGACGATGTGAAGCCCATAATAAATTCGCCTTTCTTGAAGACTTTCTCATCTGCTCTGATAGTAAGGCTGAGCCCGCCAACGCCGGCGCTGTCGCCGCCCATATAAACCTTTCCTTCGTCCACCAATCCAACAATACAAGTCATATACTACCTCCAGTGGATGGATGCCCATGTACCGTACTTCGCCGTCACCTCTGCAGCTTTTCTGGTGTAGATTATGGGCTATATTAAACAGGCTCAGCTGCTATCACATGCACTTTGAGTGCCGGAAGCGCTGAACCCAGTAAGCTGATATTAAGTAATGCCCCCGAGACTGATATCAAGGGAGCTTTTCCGAGCCTGCAGGGTGATTGTCAGTGTGAATCCTCCAGCCACAGACCCACCTATGATGTATTTTGGCTCATCCAGACTGACGGTAGTGGACTCTACCGATATGAAGACCACAGGCTTAGCGGAGAACTTATTGGCCCCGAATACGATAATCGGCAATGTATAAACTCCAGTGGCCTGAGCTGCCACATCAATAATACTGGCGCTCTTGATTCGGCTGTCTCCAGCAAGTCCCTGCAGACCTGTTAAGCCGGTAGCTCCGGTTACTCCAGGCGGGCCAGTTGCTCCAGGTGGACCCGCCGGACCGATTGCCCCAGTTTCACCTTTGAGACCTGTGGCTCCGGTAGGACCTGCCGGACCGACAGCTCCGGTTGCCCCGGTATCGCCCTTTTCTCCGTTTAATCCGGCCGGGCCTGGGTCTCCCTGTGGCCCTGTTTCTCCAGGCGGGCCTTGTTCGCCAGTATCACCTTTCACTCCCGGGTCTCCCTTAGGGCCTTGCTCACCCGTTTCTCCTGTGTCTCCTTTGATACCTTGCTGTCCGGGCGGGCCAGGAGGACCTTGAATACCGGCTGTGCCGTTCTCACTCATATTCTTAATGAGTTGCTTCAGCCGCCAATATAAGGCCTGGGTTTTTAAATCATCCATTAGAGCGCCCTCCCCTTAACAGAGACGTTGCCGCCGGTGACGGATGCGAGCTCAACCTGAAAAGCCACCAACCCAGTTACCGTGAACTGCCATATCTGCCCCACACCGCCCGACCAACTGGGTTCTACATCTGCTGTGCTGACTCCCATCATAGGCCGCGGCGTACCACTGGCTGAAATAGCCCTGAAGTTTACCGTAGCTGCTGAAGCCGTACCGTAAATCTCTATGGTGAGTAATTGCTTGCTGCCGACTTCATATGATCCGACTACCGGCGATGTTGCTGCGTCTATAAGGGTGACATCCTCCGGATCTGCTACAACCATCCTAAAATTTTGGCTGCCGTCCTCATTGATGTTATCCGCCTCATTTACAACCGCGCCATCTGACCTTACGACATATCCGGGCCTTGCAAGTCTATCATCCACCGTTCTACTCCCTTCCTAGTTGTTCTTCTTCCAAGCAAGCTATGAGTCCCTTCGGTTGCATGCCATGCTTCGGTTCTCCGTATATGAATATTTCATCGCTTCTGCGCATAAGCGCGGCTTTAAAGATCGGGGATAATTCCATCGGGCTTTCAGGAACTTCCTTTGCCTGGATAGGACGATCCGGAATTTTCACTCCATCCGTATCCTCTAATGGATCGGGCGGCCATGTAATCCAACGTTTCCATTGCCAGCAAGCCCCCACAAGCAAAACATCTGCTCTCTGCTTCGGGTCTATTCGGTAATCCATGCCTAAAAATTTCCTGTCTTTGTTTGCATCAACGGTGATGAACCCATCTTTAGCGAGATGATGGTGCATCTTCCCGTTAACTCCGATATAGAACGGTGTTTCTCCAGCACGTTTTTCAAAATCAGCAATGAAGATTCTAATGAGGTCTACCAATTTAATCTTAATCTCGTCCACCTCCCAGGCATAGAAAAAGCCACCCAAGGTTATGGATGGCCTTATGTAGTGCGTATGCAATTGTTTTGATGAATAAAAGCTATTAAGGCGCATTATTGTACATTCCGCCCAAAAATGCTTTTTCAATAACCTTGATATGACTCGCCAGTTCTTTTCGTTTATTACGCAGTGTCACAATTTCTTCCGACAAAGTTTCGATTTCATTGTCTGTTTCTTTTACATAATTGTTATAAAAATTTTCCCTTGAAACGGCGTCTGTTACCCAGTCAACTGCTGCTTCTACCACTTCTTTGCGCGCTCGCAGTACAGCGAGTTCTTCATTTTTCTTGACTACAGATTTTTCAAGCTTTTCATGTTCAGACCTGAGACCCTTAATCCAAGTACTTAATCCTTGTGATTCCAAACTCATTCCATCACCTCCCACATGCATGATTCGACATATGGAAGATAAATCCTGCAAGTCTCAGCGAGGATATAAACAACCGTACACCAGCCCGCGCTCCTCAGCATCCGGGTTCTCACTGGCCGTTGCTTCTGCCGGCCCTCTGCAATATGGACAAGCGAGTACATTTTCCTTAGCCTTCTCAATATTGACTAAGAATTGTTCTTCGCAATCTTCTGATAAACATTCATACTTCACCAGTAGTGGTTGTTCTTCCAAAGTAACGCCTCCTAATTCATTTTGATGAAGCGGACAGCCGGACTCGAACCGGCATTCAGCAGCTTGGAAGGCTGCGGCCCAACCTTTAGACCATGCCCGCATAGTAGGCGGTAATTTATAACATGCGGCTACCGCTAATCCGCCGTGCCCGGCATGGGCGTCAATGCGGGAATGCCCGCGCTGTTTGACTGGGCATTACTGTTATTCAGTTGATGTGGGCAAGGATTTGCACCTTGCATATAACGGCCACAAAGTGACATCCAGCCAAGAAAAAGCCTACTGCCCGATTCCGTTACTATTTCACTTTAGCGTCTACCTATTCCGCCACCACACCGCGTTAAACCTTCCTGATGCCCCTGCCAGACCGCAGGAACGCGTTTCCTACGGCTTGGTCTTGCAGGGCTAGTATTTGCTCGTCTGAACCTGAGACGCGTGGCACGCGCCCGTAGACGGCCATGACAGGCGATGTTTTGGATTGTGGGCGAGAGATCAACTGCGTACTGCTCTGTTCGGCGCCCTCTCGCCTTATGGAAGCCCCACAGGAATACAAAGAGCAGCACCCCGTATGTGCTCTGCTTTGGCACTTGGCCGCAGCTGGCATTCCTTGTGTGGGGTGCTGCTCTCTTTGTTTTCCATGCTATAAATATAACAGGTAAAATAGGAAATGGTGATCACAATTCAGCCTATTTTCAGACAAAAATTTCGTATTTTATGGACACAAAAAAGCCGGGATGTTTGTCCCGGCAATAAACTATTGCAGGAATCTCTTTGCGAAGTCCTCATCTGACTCATAGGAATACACTCCTGGAAGCTCGGGACGCTCCCCTTTTGAGATTGCCTCATACCGCTTAACGGAAGCTCCGCTAAGAACGCTATAGTCCCATTTACCAAGGTCTCTACTGAAATAGAATGTCATAAGAGCATGCGTAAACTTTACATCGACTACAACAGTAGTTTCATCGACTGGTTCAAATTCTTCATCAATATCAAAATCATCAAGATCAGTATTGTCTTCGGTTATGAAAAACTGTTCCACATTATCGCGTGTTTCCATTTGTTCTACCCATCCTCTGACAAAGCGAGCAAAGGCCGCATTGGTCAACTCTTCAATTTTCCAATAATCAGGAACACCTATCAGTTCAAAAAATACGCTATTGAATCCCTGATCACCGAAGCCTTCCAAATAGACCTCAGTAGAAGATTGGTATATGTCCACCTTGCTTATGGTATAGATGCTCTTTTCTTTAAGTACAGCTGCAGCCCGTTCCCATTCTCCATCCCAACCGCCGCGATTAGCAAAACAGACTTTGTGACCTTTCTTAGCCAGGTGAACATTCAT